CCTGCGTCCTTGATTGTGGAATACCCTGCGTACTCGATTGTGGAATGCCCTGCGTCCTTGATTGTGGAATGCCCTGCGTACTTGATTGTGGAATACCCTGCGTACTCGATTGTGGAATGCCCTGCGTCCTTGATTGTGGAATACCCTGCGTACTCGATTGTGGAATGCCCTGCGTCCTTGATTGTGGAATGCCCTGCGTACTTGATTGTGGAATACCCTGCGTACTCGATTGTGGAATGCCCTGCGTACTCGATTGTGGAATGCCCTGCGTCCTTGATTGTGGAATACCCTGCGTCCTTGATTGTGGAATACCCTGCGTCCTTGATTGTGGAATACCATGCGTCCTTGATTGTGGAATACCATGCGTACTCGATTGTGGAATGCCCTGCGTACTCGATTGTGGAATGCCCTGCGTTAAAAATTCTGCAATATATTAATTTTTCTATTAATATATTTCCTGATAAAATATATGTATTCCCTTGTAGTATATATTTGTTCTCTTTAATGATTATTCTAGATAGTTTAGCATTAAGCTTTTTAATCCATTTTTTTTTCAAACTATCGGTTATCCATATTGCAATATCATCATCTACATGGAGTTTATATTTTTCAATTAGATGATATTCATTTTCATTGTCTGGATAGTATTCTAACCTTGTCCAGTTGCGTATTTTTGATTCTTTCAAATCATTCATTTTTATTAAATCCTCATGGCTGTCTATATTTGGGTTACAAATAATATCGCCATTTTTAATTCCTATTGCTGATAAAAATTTACACATAATTCCATGTTTTTTGTTTAGGTTAATAATGCCGGTCACTATCCGGGTGTTTTAGTTAATCAATAATACTAATCTTCATCGTCTAAAAAATCTTCAATATTAGGGTCCCATCTGGCAATTTGTCCATTTTCGTCAATATCCATAATTATGTAATCGCCATAACCATTTTCTTTCGGGCATGCAATTCTAGGTACATAATTTGCCTCAATCGACAGTATTATGTTACCTTCTTCATCTTGCAAGTAATAACTACCTTCATCACATACTTTAAAGTGTATACTTGCTTTATTGCCTTTATCCCAGTTTTGGATAATACCACTATCAATATCAATTATCGGTTTCCATAAGTTTCCATCTTTACAGGGTATTATATTTCCATCTTCATCACTTTCACCATTAATTGTAGCATCTTCCCAATAGCGTACATTAGCATGAATTACTAAAGTCTTAATTTCAACTTCTTTTGTTGTTTTAATGTGTACTTTCATAATTTAATTTTTTTTAGTTATTTCCTTAGTTTTTTATCGTTAAACAAAATCTTTCGGGTATAAAATCCGATTATAAACCCGGCTAAAAGTATTAAAATAGATACTATTATTATAATTTTTATCATTTTATTTGTGTTTTATTAGTTAAGCTAAGTTAAAAAATATCATCAATATCATATTTTTCGTCTATTTCATAAATATCAGAAAATGATTGATTACGTTTTAAAAGAACTTCAGCCAGTGCCCCGTTTCTGTGTTTTTTGATTAATATCTCAACAATATTTGCTGTGCTTTCACCGTTTTCATAGAAATTAATTCCATAATATTCTGGCCTATGGATAAACCCAACAATATCAGCATCTTGCTCAATAGCCCCAGATTCCCTTAAATCTGATAATTGAGGCCTTTTATCGCCTCCTCTTATTTCAACAGACCTATTGAGCTGGGAAAGGCATATTACTGGGATGTTTAAATCCTTAGCCATTATTTTAAGTGTCCTTGTTATTGATGATATTTCCTGTTCCCTGTTGCCATTATTTTTATTCACTCCTGACATCAACTGAAGGTAATCAATAATAAATATCTCTATACCATATTTCATTTTCATCCTTCTGGCTTTTGCCCGTAATTCTATTATATTCAGTCCTGGGGTATCATCAACATACATATTACATGTTTCAAGCTTAGATTGTGCGCTGTCTACTTTAATCCATTCATGTTCTTGAAAATTAGCATTCCTTAGTCTACCGTTTTCTATTCCTGATAAACCGCTTATTAACCTTCGCCATAATTGTTCTGTTCCCATTTCTAAGCTAAATATTCCTACTTTTTTACCAAATTCGATACACATATTTTTTGCTATCGATAACACAAAAGCAGTTTTTCCCATGCTTGGCCTTCCTGCCAAAATGATTAAATCAGTGTTTTGCCATCCACTTGTAACCCTATCCAATGTAACAAACCCGGAAGGGATTCCAGTAAATTCAACCTTGCTTTTGCTTAATTTTATCATCAAGTCTATTTCTCCCCTGCCTATATCACTAATTTTTATTGCCTCTTTATTTATGTTGTTTTCCTGGATGTTTAATAAGCTTGTTTCAGCGTAGTTTATCAAGTCATGAATATCTACAGAATCATCATAAGCCCTTTTATTTATCTCGTTTGATACCATTATAAGTTCCCTTTGGATGTTTTTTTGTTGTATTATTTTAGCATGGTAAACTACATGCAAAGATGAAGAAACCCTATTTGTCAACTGTGTAATATAAGCTATTCCCCCAACTTCATCAATGAAGCCATTTTTCCTTAGTTGTTCAGGGACCGTAATAATATCAATGGGTTTATTATCCTTTAATAATTCCAAACAAGCTTGGTATATTTTAGCATTATTGTCTTTATAAAAACTTTCTGGGATTATAATATCACAAATATCATTAATAGCCATAGGTTCTATAAGTATCGCACCTAATACAAACTCTTCAAAATCTATTGCCTGTGGTGGCATTTTTCCAAATTCATCCATTATTTATACCCTCCAAATGGTTTTGGTTTCGAAGTTGTTAATTCATTTAATACTGGGTTAAACTCATCATTAAAGTTTTTATCAGATAAATAGGTCCTAGCCTTTTTACAGTATTTCTTTTCTTTTAAACTATCATAATAAAGCTGTATATTGTCTATAGCTTTTCCTTTTTCTAAATATTTTAATTTATTCCAATATTTCATTGTAGAATCTTTGTCTGTTTTTGGTAGTTTGGTTATTAAATGGTATTTATCCCAAAATCTTAAAAACAATTCTTCTTTATTATCTTTATTATCTTTATTATCTTTATTATCTTTATTGTTTGGGTGAGCTTGCGTTTGCTTGTCGTTTGCTTGTCGTTTGCTTGTCGTTTGCTTGTCGTGTAAAACAACTTGATAACTATCATAATTACAAACTGTTATCCGTGTAGTTTTTTTTAAGTTTTCCAATTTTATCATATTGTCTTTTGATAAAAGTCTAAAAAAGTTGCGTACAGTGTCTTTACTTACGTTCCATTTATCGCCCCACGTTTTTAACGATTGTATTGATTGCCCCCTATTGCATTCATATAAATCGTATCCAATATTTATAATTTTGTCCATATAATTAACAGTTAATAAAATATCTATCCACCACTTAAATTTTATAGGATCATTCCAAATCCAATGATTTCTTATACTCCTATAAATGGAAATATAACCAGTTTTATAATTATCTTCTGGCTCGTTTAATATCATTCTATTAATATTTGCCCCGTCAGGCGACTTGAACGCCTGAGTATGCCTTTACGGGTTATTCATTAGGTGTTTTCCCCAAAGTCAATTACCTCAGTTCCAACATTCCGTTTTGCTTGTTGAGAAATTCTTAATTGAGTATTTACAGTTCTTAAAATCTCTCTACTTTGTGTCGCAATCGAATCGGCTTGTCCAGCTTCCATATTACCATCTTTAACCAAGTTCAATGTTTCCCAAAGTACTTCTTTCAAATTCTTTGCATTTAATTTTTTCATAATTTCTTTTTCTTTTTTGTGATTTATTAATTAATTTTTGTTGTTGTTTTACTTCAAAATTTGGTATTTCATTTTTTATATTTTTCAAAATCACAGCCGCCTCCCAAAACTCACCATAGTTATTTTTAGCCAGATATTTTTCATCATAGTCTTTTTTGTAGGCTTTGTATTTCGGTGTGTTTAAATATTCAAGGTGTTTACTATATTGCTTGCGCCTTTTTTGTTTATATTTTTCTGGATTCTCACGATAATCTTTTTTACTCCATTCATCTTTTTTGGCTTTTAATATCTCCTTATTTTTGGCTCTATAAAGTCTGTCGTATTCTTTTTTTTCAAGTTTATTTTGTTCTGCGGTTTTGTTTTTCCTTCTATTAAGTCCTGCACAAATTCTATTACAAAATAAATTTAACCCTGCTTTTTTAGCTTTATTTATTTCGCCAATAGTTTTATTTAATTGGATTCCGCAATACTTACAATTCTCAAATTTTCTTTTATTGAATTCTTTAAACATATTATCTATTTTACAGCTACACTCATGTGTAGTGACCCCGCCTCCAAAAGAACCCCCAGTCGTATAACTTCCAAAACCTCCACACAAAGGGCATGATTTGTTTGTCTCACTAATTTTACCTTCAGCCATAATACATTGTATTTAATTAAAACCACCCCCCGGAAAACAAAATATCCGAACAGTAGAACAGGCACGAGATAAGCCTTCTGTCGGATAAATTGCCCCGGGGGGGGTTATATTTTTCTGATTTTTCATCTCGTTTGCCGTTCTAAAGCTTTGTTAAAGATAGTTAAATTATTTAGTATCGCAAATTAATGCATAATTATTTTATTAGTTCTTTAGTAAATTTAATATCGTTAATATCAAAAACTTCGCCATCGTATACATCATTTACCCAAGAATATTTTATATCATCGTCATTAAACCAATGACGTTTTACTACTCCTCTATTTTCTGCTATTTCAATAGCTTCCTCAATCGTTTCAGCTTGAACTTTAGTACGTACACTTATGGTTACTTTACCGTTTAAATAAAATGTTTCCATTGTTTTAATCTTATTATGTTTATAATCAATAAGTTTATCAATCGCGTCCTTACCTTGTTCCCAGGAGTGGGACCTTATGGCAGCCGTTCCAAGTAAGTTAGGTAGTTTCATAATCTTTTATATGGTATTTCTAAATCCTTTAACCCCAATTCCTGACAAATATTATTATAGCATTCTGTTTTTAAACAGCACATTGAGCAAGCTTGTGAATGTTCAAGTTCTTCCCGTGATATCTCTTTAATTTTAATCCTGCCGTATTTCTTATTTCTTATTGTTCTCATAATTAACCCCCGTTATAAGTATAACCTAATAAAGCTTTAAATACCAAGTGTTTATTATAAATATCACCATATAGAAAAATTGATGAAGCGATCTTAAAATTATCTATAAATTCCCGCATATCTTCGATCAATATATCTATAAATTCATTAAGTTTTGGTTCAGTTTGCCTTAAATTACTAATAGATTTATATGACAATAATGCTGTAGAATGGTCTTTAATAAATACCGCCCCTATATTAGCCCATGATAACTTAGGATATAAACATTTTAAAGAAAACATTATAATTTTTCTTGTTTCAGATAGTTCACGTTTGTGGCTTTTATTATACACATCATTAGGATTAATAGAATAAAATTTAGCCGCTTTTTTTACAAGCTCTTCTAATATAGCTTTATGTATTCCTGAATTATAACTCCTCATATTATTAATTTTAATTGAACAATTTATATACCATTTTTGAACTGTTTATACTACTTTCTCAGGTTTATTAATGTCTAAAATGTTTTTGTATGGCATAGAAATATAATGATCATCTTTGTTTATTTCAAAAATCATTACCAAATCACCAGTTTCATATATCTTGCCTACTGATTTATGAAACCTGCCTTCTTTGTCTACAAATGATAATTCAATTAACCTTCCTTTATGTGTTTCGATTGATTTTCGAGTATACATTTCCTTGCCCTCTCTTCATTCTTAATAACTACCTTTTCAAACTCTTTTATAGGATTATAACCTAAATGTAACACCTGCATAAAGCATACAGTAGCTAAATCTATACACTCTTCAATATAATGACTTTCGCTATCTTGACCAAATCCATCCATTTGTGTCAATTGAGCTTCCCGTAATTCTTCACACATTTTATTGTAGAAATCTTCACAGGTAGTATCTTCTTTTATTAGCCCCCTTGCTTTTATGGCTTTATAAGATCGTTCTATTAATTTTTTCATATTAAAATAGTTTTTGTTGTGTGTTTTTATTAAATCTTAAATTAACTTCTTTTAAGTTTTTAATAGCTTGTTTAAAATAACTATCTTTTAACTCGATTCCTAGAGCCTTTCTATCTTGTGATACTGGGCTAAAAACTTCTGTACCAATACCCATAAATGGCGTTAAAACTATTTCATTAGGATTAGAATATAATTCTACTAATCTATCTACAACATCTAATTGCAACGGATGTATATGTTTTTCATCATCTTCATCAGAGCCCTCTTTATATTGTAAAACCTCATCAATTCTAATATCATCCCATGTACTAGATGCATATCTCTGCCATATATAATGGCTTAATTTATTATTGGGTTCTTTCGAATCATAATATTCATTATTTAAATATTGCCATAATTGATTTTCATTAAATTTTGTTTTATTAACATTATTGAAAGCTGTTAACATATTTGGTAAAATTGGAATAGCGCCGGCATAATTTTTTAACCCATAAGGATGTGTTACAGGTATTTGATTTTCACCTTTTTTCTTAAATATTAAAACATAATCTGGACTTGCTGTAAAACAATTGGTAGAATCTTCTACAATAAACTTATGCATTAATGACATTACCATGGTACGCATTCGCACTTTTAATGGTTCTTTCCATATACTTATCCTATTTTTGTATTGAAACCCGTATTTTTCGTGTAATTTAACTACTTCATGTGGAAAGTCAAAATTTGACCCATTTTGATTAATGCCCTCCATTACATGTACTGCACTTATTCTACCTGGTTTTGTTACCCTGGCTATTTCAGCGATAATAAAAGCATACTGTTGTAAAAATTGCTCTTTTGTTTCGCAGTTACTTAAATCCATTTCACTAGATGAATAATTATATAATCCGCTACCTTTATGACTTAAAAAGGGAGGGCTATACACACTTAAATCAATACTATTTTCATTTAATGTAGGTAATACGCTCATGTTATCACCATTATAAATAGCATATTGATCTGTAAGTAATTGATCTTTTACTTTCATAGTTTTAGTTTAAAAATGATGGTTTAATTACTTTTTTATTAAATTCTTTTGTTTTTATTTTAAATTCTGAATTAAGGGTACTATTAAGTTTATCGAATAATTTATTAGCTTTTATCATTTTTGCATTTATACTATCTATAATCCTTTTTTGACCATCAGTATTGATTATGTCTACAATTACTGGTTTTGTTTGTCCGTATCTCCAAAATCTTCTTATAGCTTGATAATATTGCTCATAACTAAATGTAGGAAAATATACAGTATGGTTACAATGCTGCCAGTTTAATCCAAAAGCTGTCATTTTAGGTTTTGTTATCAACCTATTAATTTCTCCATCAATAAAAGCTAAAAGCAATTCCTCTTTTTTCTCTAGATTCATATTGCCTTTTATTTGATAAGCATTTTTATCAATATCTTGCAATAAATCACCCTCATCATTTCGGTTACACCAATAAACACTAATATTATGCCCTTGTGTTAATTCATAAGCTTTTTCGCATCGTAATTTAATTGTGGCTTTTTCTTCGGCTCTTATCTCTTTAAATCCTTTAGCAACATTAGCATATAATTGCATTTGACCATTTATTGTTAAAGGTTTAGTATTTATAACTTCATTATAATTAGTTATTAGTTGCGGTAAAATATGTTTTTCATCGCTAAATCCTAAATCTGATGGTTTACGCATACTGATACATTTAAAAAAGTCATCTTCTGCATGCCCTTTTAATATCCATTTAGTGCCAATATTTTGAGGCTTAATAGTATCTTCATTATTTGTAAAAAATCTTCCGAGCATATCCGTATAACCTAAATAACCTAAAGCCTCCGAACTAGTACCCAATTCAACAAAATCATTAGGGCTAGGAGTGGCAGTAAAAAGATAACGATACTTTACTTTTTTTAGAAATGACGTTATTTGCTCTCTTATTTTACCATCAAAATTTTTCAATATGGAACTTTCATCCAATATAACACAATCAAAATCTGACGGGTTAAGATAATGCAACCGCTCATAATTTATGAGTATTATTTTTTTCGTATATTTTCCGTTTTTTGTATGCTCAACGTCTGGGATTCCAAATTTTTCAGCTTCTCTTAAATGTTGATCTGCTACCGCTAACGGCGTTATTATAGGTACTGGTTTATTTGTATGTTTAACATAATTATTACCAATAGTTAATTCTATAAGTGTCTTACCTGTACCAGTATCTAAAAACCCAGCATAACGCCCCTTTTTAATCATTAATTCAGTAATATATTTTTGAAAATCAAACATTTTATCTGGTAACCATAAGGGCTTAATTCCATAATCTATTGTGGAATGTTTTTTGCTTTCTATTAATTCAGAATATTCCATAATTTTAGTTTAAAAAGCGCAGGGCGGTGGAACAGTTCACCGGAGGTAAGATTGGTAAACTCGCCCTGGGCTATATTTTTTTGATTGTTCATAATCGTTCCACTGATTATTTAAAGTAAGTAAAAATAAATGACAATTACAAATTAATTTATCAATCTTTTAAGGTTTTTCTTTTGATTGACTATAGTAAACTTCTCAAGTTCGTATATTAATTCGAGTATTTTTTCTTTAGGTGGTTCGTAATTATATCACATTTAATCCCATATTTTTGATCTGTTAAAAAGTTACATATCTCTGTAATCGTTTCGCTACTCAATTGCTCGCCTTTTCTCCATTTAAGAAAATTGATTAATAGTTTTTTATCGCTTTCGTCACAGTATTTCATATATTTATCAACAAAATATTCATCGTATATCGGTGTATCTTCACATACCTCGGTTCTAAACCATTTAAGGAAGTTTATATATTTATCTCTTTTCATAATTTATTGTTTAAAAATTTATTATGTATTTCTTGCATTTCTTTTTTGCTTATTGTCGAATGTGCTTCTATATGGCACACCCTACATAATGCCATTAAATTATCAATTACATCTTTCCCATTACCTCTCCCATTAATATGATGTATATCAACTGACTTACCCCAGCATTTTTCACACGGTATATATTCTTCAATATAATCGAAATAATCAAGATATATTTTTTTGTATTTTAACATTCTATAAATTCTATGGTGCAGCTAATATAATCCCTGCCCTTATCAAGTATGAATATATCTTGAAAGTTGCCTATATATTTAGGACCATCATTTTTTAGTGCCCCAGCTTTAACTAAGCCATCGAGTATAAATTTTTTAGCAAACGCAATATTATCATGATCGGTTTTGTTGTTCGGCTTATACCATGTGAATATTATATCATGTTTTTTATCTGGCAATTTGAACTTTTGTTGTAACGATAAATAAGCAACTGAGTTTGTTAACTGCTCCTTTATTGCTGCGGATTTGTATTTATTTGATCTCTCTGCCTGAATGTATTCGTTAAGCGTTACAAACGCCATATTAAGTATTAGTTTCATTTACTCATTACTTTAGCGATTATTTTTATAATAACACCCCTTAGTGCATAGTAGATTAATATCCCGAATCTTCCTATCTTCTCTCATTATCTTTACATCGCAATTATAGAGCTGCTTAAGATCGCACCTGCCTTGCATTGCTGCCATCTGTGTATAATATCGGCCCCATAATATATAATAATACCTTGGTCCTTTGAATCTGATTAATGTTACATACGGCTTTCTCATCTGCTCATCACTTTAGCGATTAACTTTATATGTTTTTGTTTAACAGAATAGTACTTGGCACCTAAATATCTTAGTTTGTATATCTTGAGGTACCACTTTATGAAGTTGATTAGTCTCATGTGTTCATTAAGCAAACAACTCGCTCTGCTTTAATTTTCTCTGCTAATAATATTAATTCGTTGGCGGCTTCATGTATATTACTAGACCTAGTATAACCTGATTCCATTAATATTTGAGCAGCTCGCACTTCTGATAAAGTATATATATTATTCATATCAATAAAAGTTTAATATATCGTTTACAAAACTCTCGTAGTCTATATCTTTTAATATTACCTTAGAAATAAAACTAAGTGATTTTTCGTAAAGATTGTCAAAAGCTACCTGGTCCATGTTCTTAAAACTTATCGACTTGGCTTGTAATTGCTTGTTGCCATCCATATCGAAAGCTATATCACAATTACCGATACATATTTGGACTGTTTTTCTTAGAACTTCTAAACTACTATATTCCGAATCTTCAGGCAGGTGATATAAAGTAGAATTCATTAAAGCAAAATACTTTTTATGCTTGTTTATGTCCCTTTCTTTCCATGTTGTTAGTTCTATAAAATCACCTTCTGAAAGCTTATAAATCTTTTTAAACTCATCAAAACCTATTGTTTCTATAGAATTCATGAATAGATTTATGTTCTTTATTTTAGCCAAAAGTTTCATTTATTTACAATATTTATTTAAAAATATTTTCATTCGTTCTTTATTGTAATCCAAGCATTCAGGTTCATCAAAAAAATCAATGGTAGATTGCATTATATGTAAAGCCTCTAAAATTTCTTGCTGTGCTTTAATCATTTTAGCCGATGCCTCAAATTGATCTTTAGGGCATTCTCCCATTATTTTTTTTATGTCTATTTCCATTATTTTAGTTTTTTTCGTAAACTATCCTATAAGTATAATCGTCAGTCAACCAATCTTCGATTTCAGGATTAGCAGTACTGCTACCATTCCAGTATGCCCTAGGATAAAAAAGAAACTTTTCACATTCTTCATCAGTAAATCCGTGTATTTCTAAATTAACTCTTTTTAATGTCACACCATGAGTAAAAATAAAGTTCCAATTACCATAATTACCATTATTACCACACCTATCTTCGTGCGTGCTCATGGTTACCTCTGGAAATTCTTTTATTATATTTTTATACCATCTTTCAGCATTTATTAGTGCCTGTTTAAATGTACCTCCTCTGTTTTCTGATCCTGGATTTATTATTATCATTATTTTAGTTTTTTATCTTCAATTCCTAACTCCCAATAAGTAGCACCCAGCCTTGCTAAAACCATTTCAATACGTTTTATTTACCAGTCTTTGTAAGACAGGTGCATTTCCCCTTTGTATATGTATGTTAACGTGCATTTGCCACGATCAAACTATCTTTAGTTATATTAACTACAAATACATCACCTGCGGCAGAGTTAAATACTTTGTAGTGCATTCCTCCACTATAATAGTCAACCGCACTTACACTACAATAAGTTATAGAGCCAGTTGTAACTTTTTCACCGTCATTTCCATCAGGTGTACTTGTTTTGCTTTCACATCCAACGGACAAAACGCACGTTAACAATATGTATAGCAAATTGCGCTGTAATAATTTTAAAGTTTTCATCTTTTATCTAATTTATGTGTTAATATTAAATTTCGTAATTCTAAGTATGGCGCAACATTGCCATACATTAACCGTTATAATTACCATGGTTATTTATGCAATTTACCGCCTGTTAATTCACATAAAAATTTTAATACCCTCTCTAATTCTGGATTTCTAAATGCATAAGTTAAATAATCAACAGGGCTTCTGTAATGATGTTTATTTGAATTAATATGTTCGCGGCAAGCTTTTTCTGTCAAAAATGCGTTTTGGTATTTATGTTCGGTCGTTACATTTACTTTCCACCAATTATTATGCGTTTCTTCTAAGTATTCTTCAATGTCGTATTCATCCATTTCATCAACCTTTACTTTAGCCTCTTTTTTAGCTTCATCATCATCAATGTGGCTTATACTTTCGTCATTCTCATAAATGTACTGCTGTATAAATTCTCTCATTTCTTCCTCAGTCTCCAATTCGTCACCCTCACCGTTTACCCAAATCTCACCACCTTGTCCAGGGTAAGCAGCACATTGTTCAGTAGTTCTAATTTGAAAAAAATAAGGCATAGCAGTACATCTATGATTTTGTGTATTTAATTCCTTGGATAATCCAATTAAGAAATTATACATTTTATCGGTTACTTTAATTGTTTTCATAATTTCTATTTGTTTGTTTCTTGTTTAGGTTGGGTTTCTTCTTTGATTTCTTGTATTTCTTGAACATCAGAAAACCATTGCTCATGTTTCGATTCTTCGTTTAAATCTGACATTTCATTATTATGGTCGTTAGATATAGCAGCGATAAGCGTTTCAGAAAAATGAGTTTTAGGCAATAGCTTGAACAATCTCTTCAATACTGTTTTTTTCCACATTTCATCAGTCCATGTTTCCCATGGCGAATATTGACGGCCCTTTTCATTTTTCCAGCTTTCAGATGTTGCCCTTACTTTTTCAATTTCTTCTTTCCCCATAATCTCAAACTGGAAACCTCCATCCCTTAAAAAAGCAATAGCATAAGCACCCATCATATCACCACGTTTAGACAAAGCCGGCTTGTGTTTAAAATAAGGATCATTCCCTCGTCTAAAGTCATACTCATCATTAGAATAAATAACACCAGCATCAATATTTTTTACTGACCCTGCATCTGTTAACAGCTTAATCATACCGATATAAGATATATCAAGGATACATTTTAAACCGTCCTTAGAATTCCTTGGCACTAAATAAGCATATTTTAATGCCGGGTTAAGTGTTAATTCTGTTTGTGCAATATTAGCTACCGCATGCCTAATACTGTTAGGGTCTGCTTTCGCCAAGTATTGGTTATTAGTTAAAATCTGAATAGCAAACCCGGCCTCTTTTATAAAATTCATACTTTTTGTTGTTGCCTCAAATTGCTTTTGAGCAGAAAAAACTAAGGTCTTTACCTCTTTCTCTCTCTCTTGTGTTGATGGTAAATTACTTTGATTTGTCATAATTATAAATATTAATGGTTATAAAAATTAATTTCTTTAATTGCCCAAATTGGTAAAGATAATTGATTAATACCGAACCGGTTTTCAATATAAACTTGATACCCAGGCCATTTATCATTGTCAATACATTGCTTATAAAGTATCAATAACATTTCGTATTCATACCGACCTTGTGATATAAACTGGGAACTTGCCTCGAATAAATTAAAGGCATAAGGTTTTGTTTTTTCTTGTGCTACGAATATAAATGACCACGGCATTTTATCCCCTTCCTCTTGCTCCATTAAATCGGCATATAAAGATGCTTGTATATGGTAATCATATTTAGCGGCATTTTTTGTAAACCCATCTAGCGAAGCATCATTAGTAGTTTTTAAATCAATAATTATTCTTTTTTTAGGTTTTAAATAATCTGGCCGTATTTTTACATTAACTTTACCGGCATATTTGGTATCTATTTCATAATAATGGCTACTTTCAGCTATTCCTTTTGTCAATAGGTGTTTAGTATATGTGTGCCTAAATAAACGATCTTTCATAGCCTTTATAGTCTTAAAATCATCTGCATCGATAACGTGGGGATATTGTAAGTATATATTATTTTTCCATTCTTTATTAGCGTTGCTTGCAAATGTTTTGTCTGGTTCAGGCCTTTTAAGTGGGTCAAAAATAAAATATTCTTTTTCAAATAAATCAGGCTCTAAAATATATGTGTGATAAGCAGAACCGAATAATAAAGCTTCGGTTTCCTTTGTCTGCTGTTCTTTGAAGTGTAGCGGGCTAATCTTTATTTTCTTTAATCCAGATGCCGAAATATATTCTTTTTTGCCGTGGTAAGTTTCGTTATCATCATCATTGACAATAATCTTTACCTTATTAAAAAAATCACTTTCCATTTCTTTAGTTGTTTATAAATACTAATATACGAATAATTTCAATAGGTTTTACGGTTAGGGCTTATTTAGAACCATTCTAAATATCCTATGTTGGGCCAAAACCACCCATTAAACCGAACATTCCAAAAGCATCATTTTCATATATCTTGTTTTTCAACGATTCAAGCATTTTTAGTTCTTCACCTGTTTTGTTCCTAATATTCTCAAACATGTTGATCATGTTCTGAATTGCTACCATGTTCCCTGAGTTTAAAAATTCCGTGAATTGCTTTTCGTAATCTGGGTTAACTATTGACCTTTTTCTTGATTGTTTCATTTAATATATTTTACCGGTTATAAAATAATCCCTTAATTTATCTATTTGAACATCATAAGCAGCAGCAGCAGCATAAGCAGCAGCAGCATAAGCAGCAGCATCAATAATTTCTTCCTCAGAAGCTTCACCATTAGCATACCTCTCAGCTACATTACAAGCATTTATACTACGTTCGTCCGGGTTGTCTATTAACTTTAATGCACCCCTTGCACACCAGACGGCAAATAGGCGTAAATCCTTATCTGGCATAAATTCTTTACGCAACAAAACCCAATAAATATCTTTTTTACTCCTAACTTTATCCCTCCATTGGTCTATCCATTCAATGGGGGATAGTTTTAAATCTTTAGTAAAGCCATACTCATCAATATGATAACATGGACCAAACGATTCAATTAATTCTAATGTAATTAATGGTGTTTTCATAATATATGGTTTTAGTCTATTTTCTTAAATTTAAGATTTTCGGATGAATAATAAATAGTATTTTCTTTTCTAATTCTATAAATTGAATTATCATTAAGCTTACATTTAATAGTTTGATACGATGATATGTAAGAGTTTTCAAAAGCTACTACTGAAGAGTTTTCAAAAGCTACTACTGAAGAGTTTACCCAAGCTTTTACTGAAGAGTTATCCTGAGCTTCTACTGAAGAGTTTCCCCGAGCTTCTACTGAAGAGTTTCCAAAAGCTACTACTGAAGAGTTTTCCTTAGCTACTACTGAAGAGTTTCCCCAAGCTTCTACTGAAGAGTTTTCCCAAGCTTCTACTGAAGAGTTTTCCTTAGCTACTACAGAAGAGTTTCCAAAAGCTACTACTGAAGAGTTTTCAAAAGCTACTACTGAAGAGTTTACCCAAGCTACTACTGAAGAGTTTCCCCAAGCTTTTACTGAAGAGTTTATGACTAATAAATAACCATTGCTTGTATTTACGTTACAATATAAGTTATTCTCGTTTAAAATCTCAGTATGTTTATCAAATAATTCTGCCGATAAAATATTTATTGAACACCAAGTAAAATTATCTTTTAAAACATTGCAAAATTCTTTTTCGCTTTTTGTTTCTATAAGCCGTTTAAACTCTCCTTTGCATGCATTATTGGTTTTGCATAACTTAATTATCTCATCTCTAAATTTTGTGTATTGTTTCATAATATATGGTTTTAATTACTAACCCCGTAAATCTCCGCATCGTACATCCTATTGAAAACATTCATATCAGTCTCAACAGTTTCCAGCATTAAATTGTTAAATAGTTCCCAAGCTAACCTCAAACATAACCCGTGATAATAAGAAATCTTACAAACTAAGGATTGTTTCCAATAGCCTTTTTTGCCGTTGTTCTCTTTAATCTCTTTCCGGGCTAGGTATTTGACCTCTTCGCGGATATTCATATCTGATATATTCCAGGTTTTCATATCTTTTGTTTTTACTGCCAAAACCCCGGAGGTCGAAACCAGCCGGGGCAAAACCCTCGTAGACTGACGAGGAACTACGAGAATTATCTCATTAATGTTTCTTTAATTTTACGCATGTACTCATTATGCCAAAAATTGTCCTCTTCGTTTTTAAACCTCATTATTTCGTTTTGTTTTCTTAGCTCTTGATTTTGCTTTCTTAATTCATCTGTGCTTTTCATAACCGTCAGTTTTAATTGTTTGTTTCTTAATTAATTATACGGATTAATTTAATTTATGTTTCATTTTGCAATACTTATTTGTTTATTTTCAAAAGAAATACGGTGGTTTATTGATCAAAAATCATGTTTATCAAAACCTGCCTAGCTTCATCCACACTATCATAATAACTCGTATCACCTTCATTTGAATTAAAAGAATCATCAATTAATAGGCTGTCATGTGTAATGATAGTTTTTTCTTCACCGTTATGGTTAGCTGTTACTTTCCAATGTCCGTGACCGGAGGAAAGTTTTGTCAAGTATGTGTTTTCTATTGTTTTCATAATCGTTTTTTTTATATAAATTAAGATAATTGTTTTGTTTCAACTGCGAATTTTGCCAAGCAAAAAGCTTGTTTTTCAGAAAGGAAGTTTTTTGAAAACATTGAAGTTAATAAACTATCGATAAAACTATTCCCTTTAGAATCTAACGAGCCAAAACGATCTTCAGCCAATTTCCATGTTGAATTACTATTCCATTTATCATTAACTGATAAAGCAACGTTTTTCCAGCTATTAATTATCTGTGCTGGGGTTAATTGTCCTTTTTCTTCTGTTTGTTTTTTAGGGGCTTTTTTAAGGCTTTCACCATTTTCATCAGTAAGGTTAAAGGCCATCTCTTTTTTTACGAGGCCGTTATCATAAGTAACCTCAACATAACCAGACGATTTAGTTATTATCCTGGTAATGGTTCCTTGTCCTTTGCTTCCGTTTACTTTTGCTCCTGTTTGAATTTTTGAAGTTTTCATTTTCGTCAGTTTTAATTGTTTGTTTCTTAATTATACGTTAAAGATAAGCTAAATGTTTCAATATGCAATACTTTTATCAATTTATTTTGACTTTTTTTGCTATTTATAATGGTTCTAAATAATATTTAACGTTTTTACCCATCATATAACATATCTGCTTATGAGTTGCGGTGACATTCTTACTGTCACCGTTCAAAGCTCTCCACAATGTTGAAGAATCCATATCATAGTCTTTACAAAACTGCGATAAACAATTTAGTCTATTGTATTTTCTAATCAAATATAAAAAAAAGTCTTGTCTGAACTTCTCTATATTAAAGTTTTCTATTTTCATAATCAGTTATTTAAGTGGTTGTTTTTATATATAGTAGTTAGGCACAATAAAAATTACTTGCCTTTCTGTTTCATATCGTGTTTATATCTCACATAAGAATTTACGAAAAAGAATAGACTTGTTAATAACCATATCCAAGTCATAAAGTCTCTATCATTTTCAATGTCGTATGCAAATGCAATCCATGTTAATAAGCCTATTCCAAAAAGTATGTATCTCATATCCGTAATTTTTACAGATGCCTAACAAGCAATATAAAACAGCTTGTCCTGCATCTAATTAATATTTGTATTTATTTGTTACTGTATCTCATTTTTCAAAGTTCCGTTTAGCCGTTTCATATTGCCGACCGTTAGGCACAATAAAAATTACTCGGTTTCTATTTCTATTGCGTTCCATATCTTATCTTTAATTTCAGCTTTACCATCTTCATAACCATCGTTGTATGCGAATTTTACAAGTCCTTTGATGAAGTTTATTTGTCCTTCATTAAATTCGCTGAAATTAAAGTGTCCGTTTTCAATTTTTTCTATTGTGTTCATGTCCGTAATTTTTACAGATGCCTAACAAACAATATAAAACAGCTTGTCGTGCATCTAATTAATATTTGTATTTAATTGTTATATCTTTTCATTTTCGGGGTGTAGTTTTAGCCGTTTCATATTGCAGACCGTTAGCACCCATTTAGAATAGTCTTTATCGTTCTAAAGTCGTCAAGTTCTTTTTTAAGTGTTTTTAATCCATCAATCTGCATTTCAAGGTCTGCTATTACCATATCATTATCCGAACGCTTCATTTCTTTTTCAAGGTCTGTTGCAATTCGAGTTAATAAACGGGTGCTAACACTACCTATACGTAATGCCTTATCCACTTCTGCTGATGTTTGTTCGTATTTCTTGCTCATGTCTTTTAATTTAAGTTTGTGCGTAATTTTAAGAAGGCACTACGCATAGCCTTGTACGTTATGCCCCATTAGGCTCGTAACCATCAGCCAACGCTTTTTCTTTTTGCTGTTCTACAAATTGTGTAAAGTGCAAAACATAAGCGGCTGGGAATCCATTTGTTCTCAATGGGTGGTCTGCGTTCAATATTACATCAAATGTATTCTTAGGTAATATGTTTTTTCTTTGCTCATTAGTCAAGTTTAAAGCTCGTAGGTATTTATAAAATTCTTCTCCAAGCCCATCGCACTCCTCGTTATTAATCTCTATCCCTTCGTAGTTTTTGCGTAGGAAAAAACGGAATAAATCAACGGGGCATAACAACGTATAAAAATCATTGCTTGCCTCGGTGGTTTGCGGTTGTTTAATCTCTTTATTTTTCATTCGTGTATATTTTAAGTTTTTACTATTTAATCGCAACGCTTCTTATACCAACGTTGTATTGCATTAAAACGACAACACAACACATTATATAGGTAATGCAACGTGCATTTAATCAACGTTTGTGCGAGTTTTATTTTTGCCATCGCGCGAAATAGCTTGTTCAATAAACGATTTTAACTGTTGCCATTCTTCAACCTCACAACTAAAATCATATTGCAAGCCATCTTTTGTTACCACAGTAAATCCAACTGATTCGCTTTGGTAATCAATAAACAATTCTGCGCTGCCATCTCTACTGGCTTTCGGTGTGTTTAATACTAATTGTAACATATCTATTTAGTTTTATGCCCACGCTCAAAAATAAAACGGGAGCGGTTATACATTTAATCAACTTTCGTGCAGTTTGGGGGGTTGCACTACCCATATAATTAACCGTTATGCACTATTGCTTTTTTTGAGCAAGGTAGTTATCTACACATTCATCAGTTGTTTGTGAGGTTTTATCGCTTTCTGAATAGTCAGCAAAAAGCAACAGTTCACTTCGTTGCATAACAACAGGTATAGCAAATATTTTTACTATTTCTTCTGCTGCGTCATTAATCCAGTCCTCTTGTAAATCAACTCCTTTATAGTGGTTGTTAATTACAAAGGCCCTTATTATTCTTTTTATTTGCACTTCTTTATCCATTGTATTTAAGTAATTGTTTTTATATATAGTAGTTGTGCTTCATTAAAACGCCACTTCGTTAAGCACAACAAGCAATAAAATTATTCGTCTTCCTCGTCAAATTCACAATCTAAGTTATCTAACAAAATGGGATGTATGCTATCGGCTTCAAACCCTGCATCATTTGCAGCATCATAAACCATCATCTCCCAATCTTCAACCATTTTGTTTAACCTACGTTCAAACTTATCATACTGCTCCTGTGTTATAGGTTTATCAGTATCAAAGTCAATTTCAATAGTTCCATAAATCTTTGCCATAATTTTAAATTTTATTTGTGTTTCAATTCAACTTTTCTGCATCCAATCTTCCATCGCAACTAATCTTATACAAACCGTTAGCGAAAATGCCTACAGTACTTTTCGTGCACATGGGCAAAACCTTCAACTAAGTAATAAATACCGTATAATCCTTCATGCGTTCCGTATTCACCTTGAGAATTTAGCTTTCTCCATCCGCGATTTTTTAAGTAAACTTCGGTGAAAGCTTTTTTCTTAACAAAAAAGTTTTTCATAATCGTATTATGTTTTAAATTAGTTATATTACCTACGTTATGCTTAATTAATTTTTATTTTCCATTTCTTATGGTCTTTAATTAATTTGTGGCAGTTATGGCACACTTTGAAAAGCATTGTCAATTCAAATAAATAAAAATTAACTGTTACATTTCTGAAAGTGTAGTTCTCGTGCAAGCAATTATCCGTTGTTGTAAATGTAAATGTATTTGATTCTGTAAGCATAACAATAGCACAGTTGGCGTTTTTCAAATCAGAGGGGTTGCCTTCACACGCTTTTAACTTATTTTCTACCCACTCAACATATTCATCTGTATGAATACCATAATCTTCTTGTGAATTATTACAGTAGTAATTATTTCCAGTTTCTTTTTCGTATCTGTCTTTTATATCCATATTACTTTCCATCACACATTATTTTAAGGTTATTAATTCTAATTATCTTATTCATTGTTTATGTTTTTAACTGGGTACCATTATGCACTATTCCTATTGCATTTCCAGCATATCCAAATAAATATACACACCTCGACAGCGGACCAGTATTTTAATGTTGTGTAAAGCCAATCATCATACTCGCAAAACCAAACAGCAACATATACATTAAATATCACCGAAATTAGACAAACAACGCATAATAATATGTCTAGCAAACTAAACATACATACAAGCCTTTTATTAAAATTCTTCATGTTTCTTATCATTTTAGTTTAATATAATTAACGTCTAAAATAGTTAAAATGTTTCAATATGCAATACTGTTCATCAAAATATTTGCTATTTATAACTGTTCTAAATAAAAAAGCCCCAGCGTTAACCGGGGCCGAACGAGATTATTAATAGATTAAAAGAGTGTTATATCACCATCACCGTTACGAAATGAATCGTACGTATAAAACTGAACCTTACAAGCTATAGAATAATTATTAAGGAGCCTTCTGTGGTTGTTTAACTCAGCAGTAATGCCTAAGCGTTCAAAGGTTTCATCAGCCTTATTATTTGCCTTTGCGTACCTTTCTTTAAGTTGTTTGTCTAATGCTCTCATATCTGTATATTTTAGTTAATGTTTTCTTATATATACGCCGATTAATTTAATTAGTTACTTGTTTATCGGTGATATATATCATCAAAAAAGCCTAGCCCCAAAAGGAACTAAGCTATCAAACAACCTATAAAAATGAAAACTATTTTTTTGAATTAGTGCTTACTGTTTTAGTTATATAACCTACAACAGCACCTGATACCGCTATCAATAACGTGTTCCATTCAAATCCAATAGTAAGCACTTGCGCAGCTGCACTAGATAAAGCCATCCCAACAGCAAGTATAAGACCGGAAATAATATCCCTAAAATCTATACCAATAGCAGATATTGAAGGCAGGGCATAATTTTTGCCAATATAAACAACGGCAAAACCTATGGATGAAATCAATATGTAAGCAAAGTTCATAGTTTCAAGATCGGATAATGTAGTGGCTATAAAACCAACTAAACCCATTATAAGCCCTTTCCAAAATGCATTTAATTTCATAATTAATTTTTTTTAAGGTTAAATCTTCTTTCTCTTATTCTATCTATAAGTTTTTTTCTGTCTTTTTCAGGATTTTTTATCATGCTTTTTATTATACCCCTTTCGCTTGGTATCTCTGATAAGTCGGAGATACCTATTTTAGAGCCCTTTTTAGCGCGTATGCGCTTTACTATATAATTATAGGTATCCTTAGGCTTTTTAATCAGAAAGCCTATTATAACACCTAAAAACAACCCTAACAATAACCATATAAGCCAGTTCATAATTTTTATATTTGGAAATGTGGATAATCTTTAAACTTTTTCCAATTACCTCCCCAAACTATCCTATTGGAAATTTTATTTTCTTCAAATAATCTTTCGGAAACAGACATTATATGATTTGCAACTATTTCATAAAATGCCAGTTTCCAAGTAATTTCCCCCGAAACATATACAGCTATATCCATAGCCAAAGCGGGGTCATAATTATGTTTAGATTTTTTATTGTACCCGTCAATATAGGTAACAATTTTACCTGGTTTAGTCCTTCCTTGTTGATATAGTTTATTTTGCAACTTAGGCGATCTTATACCGTGGGTTATACCAAAATCATAAGGGCTATTTTTAATCGCTTCATTTGCCAATGTTTGCAAATCTTCGTGGCAAGTTGATAGTATATTTAAACTTCTTTGGCTTAATGAATACATATCTTTAAGTTTTTCATAGTTTTCATATCGGAAAGGTAAGTAAATTTAATTAATTATCCAATATTTAAGTTAAATTACATTTGTAAAGTACACATATAAGCCGTTAGGCGTCAGCCACAAACTTTATTTAACCATTTAGTATAGGCGTTGTCATCCTCGCATTCTACGAATTTATCATAAGCTTCATTAAAGGCCGCACGCTTAACATCAAATATAGGTAATGCTGCGTTCTCGTTTGAAGTTTCCCCAACGCACTCCTGCAATTTAGATATTACCTGTTTAGCTTGTTCTTTATTTATGAATAAGCAATTAAACTTTTTACCTTCTCTTATATCTATTTCAATAAGGTCGTGCATTTGTCTTACACATAAAGTTTGTGTTAAATCTGCTTTAATTTGTAATTCCATCGCTCGTAAATTGTTAAGTTTATATCTCGTATCAATCTTTGTGCTTATTCGAAGGCAGCACATACCCATATTTTTACCGTTGTGCTTCATTAAAACGCCTTTTTATACCTGTCCATTAGTAATAATGCCTTTCGTAGTATGTGTTTAAGTCTGGTGTATCTTCTTCATAATTAGCGTCACCTTTGCAAACTTCGCCCATTTCGTGTAGTACGTGCTTTTCTGCTGCATTCCAAATGTCTTTTACCTCTTTGAAAGAGCAGATAGAGGCGCAATTACTAACACGTTGTATGGGTAATTTGCTGTTTTTCAAATCAACATGGTTGCCCTCGCTATCTTTTTCCATCTTTTCATTTAAGTCCTTTTGTATAAAATAAAGGTCTTTCCAGTATTTTGCAAAATGTCTACTTTCTTTTAAAGCTCTTAGACTAATTAATGTTGCAAAAAATAATATTCCTATAATCCATAATTCAATATTTTCCATCGCACAATATTTTTAAGGTTTGTAACTCACTTGAATTTTATTGCTCAGTTTAAATTTTAATTACTATTGTAAAGTACATATATAAGCCGTTAGCAACAATGCTACTTCTTCACAAGCTTAAAGCGGTATTGCCATTCAAACCTTTTCCAGTTCCATTTTGTTTCTATCGGCTCTTTAACCTCCCATCCATCAGGCAAATAAACTTGTTCACACATCCTTTGCGCTTCGGCCAAATCATTAGTCCATATAGTAATTACCGCACTGTTGGTAACACTAAATATAAGCAAATTGCCGAGCATTTTATTAAGTTTTTCTATAAACATATCTTTGTGTTTTTAATTAAATTTTGTACTTATTTTGTTGGCAATAAGCCCATATTATTTACGTTAGCAAACATAACACTACCGTAGCCATAATGTTTTGTAGTAATATATTTGATTTTCAGTTAAGTTATTCACCCATTCTTCAAAGTATTTTTGATATTTAGGTAAATTATTGCGTTTCCATTCATCTTGTAAATATTTATAAAGTCTGTCATTCATATACAAATTACGTTTGCTAACACAGTTAGCATTAATACTACGTTAGTACTCATAATCAACACTAAGCAATATAAAATCTACAGATTCACAGTAGTATCCATTACTTTCGCCATACCACCTAATATCTACATATCCTTTAATTGTTGCGAATTTATAGTAAGTCCAAGTACAAGAGCCCCAATCTTCCGCTTCTTTAGTTCGCTCAATATCCTCTTGTGAAGTTGGTTCATAATTAGAAACTTCTTCTGCTTTTAATATTGGGCTTCCAACTAAATCTTGTAAGTCGCCAACTATATCTTCAATAGATACACTTTCGCAACAATCTTGTCCGTGATACATTTTATATTGCTTTCCATCTTCGCAAGTAAATATTATCTCGTCATTGTCTTTGTTTTCTACTTTGGTAAGTGTTTTGCCAATCAATTCTTTTAATCTTTCCATTTTGTTTAATTTTAGTTTATTAATTCCGTACTATTCATATACCTATCCGTTCTGACCAATAGTGAGTATAACATCTACCATCCAATTTACTTTGCCTTCTTTTTTTGTTCATTAGGCGTTTAATCTTTTTCTTTAGCTCTCTATTTTTGCGTTTGTTTTTAACGTATCTGCATTGTTTGCAATGGCATACCCTTACAATTACTGGGCATAACAATGCATCATATTGCATAGCATTCGCATTATCTCGCTCTGGTATAATATTTAGCTTTGGCATTCCAATTATCAGGTACTCCAAGTTTTTTTCTTAAATATTCATATACATCCATAATTCAATCAAATTATTTTTTCTGGCCCGCTTTTGTTTTTTCAAAACCATTTTGGATTAGAATCTGAATATACCCAGATAGGTTTTCTTTGCCAAATATGGCTTTACTATCTTCTTTAGCTTTATCCTGTTGTTCTTGGGTTAAGCTAATTGTTACTTTTTTAGTATTTGCCATTACTCTACTTTAGTTTTTGCATTATTGCTCTACAAATATAGTAAATACTTTTTAAATACAAACTATTTACACAAAAAAATAAAGGTACCCCAAAAAATAATTTTTTTCGTTAGTGGTTATATCAATAAGCAAAAGCCCGGGAAACCACCCCCGGGCAAAACTTAAACTAAAACTACGTATATGAAAGTACTAAGTTATGGATTATTTTCGTCTTTTAAAATAAATTCCTGCTTTCTTTCTTGTTGTTTGATTATTTTAATCGCCTCCCCAAATATTGTCATTATAGACTTATTGATATCGCCCATTTGTTTTATTAATGTATTTTGTTGTTTATTCGTCAAATATATAAATAATAATAGTATAACCGCTAATGGTGCGGTCATAAATGCATTTATATATTGGTCCATATTATCCATCTAAATATAAAACAACCCTATACCCCCAATTAACCCGGCTAAAAGCCTTATAAAAGCCAGTTGGTAACCATCTAGATATCTCTTTATAACACTATCAGGCCAATGGTTAGACTGGTAAAACAAATCCCTGTGCCAAATAGCGCCTAATAAAGAATCTTTTGCCTGCCAATAAAACATACAAGGTGAAAATAAAAGCAACGGTAACAGGTACCAGTCAGATACAACCAATAAACCAAAGTAAGATACAATTACCCCGGCGATAACAAAAATTATAACTTTCCAATAATCGCCCTTAGGTTTCCTGGGCACATAATAAAGGTTGAATAATATATCCCCTAAAAATACCCCTAATAATATAAATAACCATCCGTATAAATTCATGATTTATTTTTTATTTTCATTTGAATACGTGAGTAATATTCTTATTAATTCATCATTTTGGAGTTCTATACGCTGAAGTCTTACACTTATTGTTTTTTCAATACGTGAATCCTGTTTATCCACATACTCAACCGTCTGATTATTAAGTTCCTTGACATCTGCCCAATCTGCCTTGGAATTCAACACCTGCCCGCGAAGGGTTATAAACGTAAATATAATAATTAATATTGACCCCGCTATTGCGTAAAGAATATTTTTAAGCGATTGTGCCATGATTTATAAGTTATTAATCCAATGAATAAAACCCCAACGAATAAAGCCCAATTACTTGCTATCCTGTTTTCCAAACCTCGGATATAAGATTCTAAAGGCATGTTTATAAAACTCAATTCGATGAATAAAAATGATGCAAACACTAAAGCAGCAAATGAATAAAAGCCCCTTAAAAACTTCACGTAATTAAGGACGCTTTGTTCAAGGCATATCAAGGAAATTGCTAAATAATTGGCAGTATAGTAAGCTATGTACCAATTAACAGTTGGCGAACCTAGTTGGTCATACGCCAACTCACTAACTAAAAATAATGATACTCCTATAAATGTAAACCACATATTTATTATTTTGGTGGTTTAACCGGGGGATGTTCTGGGGGCTTTGGCGGCCCTGGCATTCTTAAATTTTTCATCTTTTAATTTTTAATTATTAATTATTAGTCACTACCTTTAATATTCATTTTACTTTAATAATAATTTCTACCCGCTGTATATTTTATAATTTTCGGTTTGATAGCATAATAATTGCCACCAATAGCCCTGAAATCTAATTTTATAAAATCTGTCTGCTCTGATATATGAACTTTCCTGAATCTCTCGCAATAATTTGATGTTAAGTTTGTTATGGTAATTGTATCTATATCGACAACATCAATATCTGTATCTGTGCCCAATCTGTGTTTATATTCTGTTATAATAATTTGTACACTTGATGCATTATCATTTGATATATAAACAGATAAAACATTATTTCCTTTTTCGACACCCCACAAAGGAAAACAATTAACAGTTGTTGACTGAACTACAGTCATATACGTTGTATCACCTTCTATATTAATCCCTCCCTTTGTCCAAACTGCCTCATTTGACTTACTCCATCCGTCTTGTTCATTATTTTCATCAATATCAGTATCGAATGAGGGTACTATATTTTCGTAAGGTGAAGATATGTTATATAATGAATCTGGCAAATCATACATCGAACATTTTACAATTGAGCTCAAATTATTATTTATAAAATTGTACACACTATCTATATATTCATAACCGCCTAATAAATATTTGTGATCGTTAGTTGATACGAAATAATTTTTCGATGTCGCTTCAGCAATCGAAGCGATATTAGATGATGCATAGTTACCGTCTAAAATTTGCCCCCATTGTTGGGCATATTTAAAATAAGCTTTATTAGTAATCGATGGAGTGACGCCAATATAATCATATTGCCTTCCATTTTCATATATTGCCGTTATTCGTAAATTTAAGTTCTCCGCTACATAATTCATAACATCCCCACTAACCCACCACATCCAATTACCCGCTCGTATTGGTTTTACTTTACAATCATGAGTTGATGCATCGCCTGTATATCCATTTAAAACTAAAGTGTATGGGCTATTCGATCCAGATACATAATCAACCATATGACTAGACCCTTCAAAAATTACAAGCGAATCATAATCAGCAATCGGTTTAATTTGTGATGAATAAATTTCTTGAACATAATACAAAACCGTATCATCATCATAAGATTGTATATACCCTGTTGTTTCAGTCAATGTATCTGCTTCCCTGTAATATGTTTCTTGTCCGGGGTGAATGAACATAATTGGCTCATCTAATCCAGACATAGTGAACCTTCGTCTCTGTTCATTGATTATTTTAATTAAGCCAGCCTCTCCGTGATATATTGATACATAAACTGATCTTGGGGGTATAGTTCTATGATAGTAAATCGAATCATCTAGGTTATCATTATCAATCATTTTATCAAGGGCGAACCATCCATAATGATCATCTGGCAATCTTTTCCAATACCAGAAATCTAATTGTGAATCTGTATCATTTATTACAATCGTATCTACTCCATCAGAATCACTATAACCACTTGAAATTAATAATTGATCTTCTGAACTCAACGAATCAACATGAGAAATATAATAATTAGTTGAATGATTCGGTGAATGCATTGATAAATAATGTCCTGAATCTAAATACTCTTGGAGTGCCTCTAATTTTTCAGGAAAAAATTTCATATAAGGCTCATTTACATAATAATCCCCTTGTGAATATTCCGATACTACTGCAAATGTTGGATGTAAATTATATTTGTAACATTGAGATACTATTGTATCATGCAAATTAAGTGCATCCGTTAAATTAGCCGTTCTAGTTGCCATAATCGGATCGTCAATTCTTGAAAAGAACCCTCCCTTTTTTACTTGAGAATAAGAATTTACATAGATAAAAACCAATATTATAATAGATAGTTTTTTCATAGTTAATTAATTACTCCAGTTCCTAAATGATCAATATATCTTTCTATAATTTCAAATAATTTTAATGGGTCTCTTATAATTCCTATGCAATAAAATTGAATTATATTTGTAGATGCTACTCCAAATGTAACATTAAGTAAATGAATATTAGCATTTGGAACTCCCGTACTTGCATCAACTTCTGTATCAATTTGGATTCCGTTTCTGAATAAATATTGATTCGCACCTATCCTTGATAAGGATATAAGCCCCGTTATATTAGATGTGAATACGTCTATACTCCCTGTAGATATATTCATGCGCCCTCTTAATGATAAATTAGATACAGCTGTTATTTCAACCTTATTCCCATCCGAACATCCTAATAATGCAGCGTTATCGAAATTATTCGTATGCGAATATACATGCATGCTAATTGTATCTTGTTTAAATCTTATATCTGATGATGGATTGTAATTCATATCCAAGTATCCAGCTGTAATTGATAGCCAGCCAGTATCCTGCGCAAAATAAGGGTTATTTATTGCTGTTGCGTCTAAAGTGTCAGAATACCAGTCTAGCAATGAATTATCAACATTATCAGCCGCTAACATCCACATAGCTATTATCGAATCTTGATAGTAATATTCTAAAGAATCAAAAGCTTCACTTATCCATTCTTTACGTTCTGTTGTCGGTTCAGGAAACATCCTTATAAATAACGACTTGGCTAATGGGTTAAAATATTCATATGTAACTATTTTGCCATTATAGGTTACTATCTTACCATTATAAGTGACTATTTTATTAGTTTGCGAGAAACAACTTACCGAAATAAGTAATAGTATATATATAATTTTTTTCATTATTTACCCCCGATTTTGTATTGACGGGCCCATGATTTATTGAAAACTACCGTAGAATCAGAACTGTATTGTACCCAATTAACTGTATTGAATAATAGTGTATCATCATAAACAACATCATTTATATTAACAGTATCTGAAGATGTAAGGATGTCGCCCGCGCCTATTTGCAACATTTTTACTTTTACAACTGTACTATCAAAATAAGTTGTATCTAACTGTATTTTAATGCTATCGCTATTTGAATTTACTAGCATCAAAGTGCTATCAGTTAAATTATTAACCCCACCTTCATCTTTGTTTGAAAAATAAAAATAAACATTAGGGGCTGAAAATGTATCTTTTCTAAACTCATATCTTACCGTATCATCAATGATAATGCTAAATGTGTCTGAAGGTGCGTCTATCTGGTCTAACCTCTTGCTAAACCGTTGGCTAAACCCTATTAAAGGTATAAGTAAGCCTATTAATATTAGTATCTTTTTCATTTTATACATAAATTACAGCGTTATAATGCCCCCTTAAATTAATACTCGAAGTTACTAAAAAACCATCAACCCGTCTAGTTGGTTCGTCAGGATCAACTGGCTTACCATCTGTATCGTACATATTTAATGTTAATGAATAATCCGTAGAAGGCATATCAGAAGAAAATGGTACTAAAACATTTGTTCCAGCACTAATTTCAACAAATTCACTTCTTTGTGTTGTGTTAGGCTGCGCTAATGTATTGCCTAATGTCACTGTTATAGTTGTACCGCTCATTTTATGCTGATTTAATAAGTGAATTTTTTATTTCTACTAATAATGCACTTCCTATTGAATCCTGCTCATTATCTGATAATTTAGATTGGGGGGATTCTAGTTTTATCTCAATATATACATTCCCTTTAGGCATTGTACTCGTTATTGAACTATCTATCCAGCCGGAATATTTATAAGCAGTTTCTCTATTTAATGCAGTATATACGCCGCTCCCAGCTTTATTATATCTAGCATATATGTTTTTTCTGTTATTAGATATAATAAAAACTATCAAATCATTTAAATTATCTATGTTTATTGCGCTACCTTTTGCATCTTCTGCCGTTATTGCAAAATAAATGTCTTCTCCTTGGTAAAACGCGTCAATTGATACACATGCCATAATTTTATAAAGTTAGTTATTTATTTATTCTTCGTGAATATATATTGAGAAATTTTTTGTGGATAGCGTTGTGGTACTGGCTGAACATTTAACCCTAACCTGAATCTTATCGCCATCCTGCAACCATATAGGGCTTTGGGTACAAGTCGGCCCTGGGTAATAAATACTAGAGGTTGTTGTCCTTGATACCTTAGTTGTTGGTCGGTATTCTATATAAGACCCTCCTGTATGCTTTATGAAAATGCCATTATATACACTCTTATTCACGTTACTTGTTGCATTTTGGCCGCCGTAATTTATCCTAAATTCTATAGAATCCCTAGTATCATTAGCGTCCTGATCAAATTGAAGGGTATCACCATCAAATGAAAAACCTTCTAAATATGAAGTTGTTAATTTACTACTCTCACCATCCCCCAAAAATATCCAGCTTGTAGTTAATGACGTTGTAATTGTAGAATCAGGGTCTTCATACAGGAAAACTTCATATATATCAAAGTGAAGCCTGCCAGTGACAAAAAGTTCTTTTACGGTAATAGTATCACCTTCAAGTCTTTTCTCAAATATAATACTATCATTTGGTGAGGTTATTTTTTTAGTTATTACTGAATCAAATTCTACACTATTAATATTAATGGTGTCAAAACTTTTTTGAACCGTTCCATCTGAATAAACGATACTGTCAGGATATAATCCTGCGCTAAAAATTGCTGAAGCTTCTGTAAATATATAATTAGGCGTGTATGTGGGTGCAGTAATCCCAAAGCCAATAGAAAAAGTATCTTCCTCCAATCTTGTAAAGCTGGATAACGATGTGGGATAATTAACTAAATGAGTTATAGAAGAACTATCGCCCGAAATATTAAATCCTTTATCGTTGCCTGCGTCTGTTATGCCCAAACTTAGGGCATCATATCTAAGTGTGTTGTGGAATGTTTTAGTACCCGTTATATCTTTACCGCTAAAGTTAACATAGGGGCCAGGGTCGGCATAATCGCCATATTTATACATCCTCATCATTAAACCCCCGGCTGAGGGGTCCCCCCGTTGTATAACAAATGACTTATTAGAACCCCCGGGCTGATATATTTTAGTTTCTCCATCGCCTACAAATAAGGTGTCCTCAACTGTTTGGTTTACTACTGTACTATTATCGAAACTTACGCCGCTTGCGTCAACAGTGAAAATACCTACGTTATCAAACCCGACAGTAAATTCATTGGTATCTAAACTAAACCAATCTTTACTGCCTACGCCCAAATTATCTTCTTGGATATAAAAATCAAAGTTACGCTCTGCTTCTGTATTTATTTCAAGAACAGCCCTATTTTCATTCACATTATCATCTTGCGAATAATATAACCTGCCGCTCCCTGTCCTATCTTCTACTTCAAATACCCAATCACTATTTGTTGCATTATCTGAAAAAAGATTAAATTCCCCTTGCTGCATATATATTTGATGGTCATTTCCGGAAACACTTGACCCAAAGTAATTAAAAAAAGGCGTATCGTCTAAATCTACTTGTAAATATGTATTACCGCTTACGTTGTCAAAGAAAAAGTCATCACCATCCCAGGTAAATTCTGAACCAGCAATTAAACTATCGCTATTTCCTAAAAAACCCCCAGCGTTAATTATTACATCACCGGGGCCACCTGGTGCCCCTATTATTGCACCGGCTGATATAGCAAGTGCCGTATCTGCATAATTAATAGTATCGCTTTGGCTCATTATAAGGCTATCTGTATTATAAGCAGCAATACTGTCACGGTTAAAACTTCCGGCACTAGATAATGAATCTACATAAAACTTATTCGGTAGCGTATCGCCATACATAAACGTCACAGTTGAATCACCGAGTTTAATATATTCGGTGACATTTAAAGAGGTTCCCCTCAAAGGCCTCTGGCTATATCCGTTTAATGCTATTAAAACCAAGCTTAATATTGTGAGTGTCTTTTTCATAATCTTATTTTATGGCGTTCCAATTATTGTTAATGTATACTCAATAGTCACATGTATTACCCCTCCGGTAAGGGTAAAATATAATGTCTGAGAAGCGGGGTAAGATTTTCCCCAACCTACATTATAATCTATTCCTGAGACTATCGTATCTTGTAGCATAATTTGATCACTTCCTATTGTTTCCCCAATCTTTACAATAGGTGTGCCGGATACATACCTGATAGTAATAGCATCTATTTTAGTATCTGCGGCAAATGCTTGGGTAAAAGTAGCGTTTTGGTTATATAACCTTAATATAGCCCCTTCTTTTTTTAATGCAATAGCGGTGTAGATATCTGCCTCGTTATCTGTGCGCTTTATCTTATAGTCCGTCAAAATACCTGTAACACTCCTATACAGATCAATATAATCGTCATCTGTTATGGTAGTGGTTGGGGCTATTTGACTTCTTTTTACATCTCCCATGGTGCTATATTATTAAATTATTAGATTCGGCACGTGTCAAATTAATAGTGATATCATACAAATCTGTTTTATCTATCTGGTCTATAGATGGTGCATTGTCTGCATTAAATTGTATCCCGTTCACATAAACAGTATCTAGGCTAAAAATCCAATTTATGATATCAATATAAGTGGAATGTACATTAGCCAGGATTAAAGTAGACATCCTTACCGGAGTTGAACGTAATCTCTTTACGCCTCCTTTATCCCTGGTAAATTGCGAATACTCATTTTTAGGCTCTCCTGGTTTAAGCTGTCCTTCAAAAAATGTTTTCCCTGTATATTGTTGTACTATTCCATCAAAAAAAATAGTATCGTATTCATTCTCAGTATTATTATATTCTATTTCTACTAATCTTTCCCTGTATTTTAAATCTGTATGAACTTGAAATTCGTCCGACCTCCAACCTGGTTCTGTGAACTCTAAATAATAAAGACCTTCTTGTGCTGGCGTAAAGTCGTATTTATTAACACTGTTGCCAGTCCATCCTGTTGGGGTTATGTCTGTTGGTGTTAATGTTGTATTAAGGTCATAAACTTCAGTAGACTGGTTATATTTATAAACTTTAATAGTCTCGTCAGATAATCCAATAACGCTAAATTGAATACTTAGCAATTGATTAACAATATGGTCTTTATACCAGTATTCAACCGGGTATATCCCCCCTTGCCATTGTTCCCTTTGTTGGATATTATCAGGCGTGGGCCATACGGTCAAGTAATCCGGCTCAGAACCTATCTGATAAAATCTTAAAGGCGTTGTTAATGCAATGCTAGCTGCCATATTATTTTAATTTATTCCCAAATCCTATTATTATCATCTTCCCATATTTGGCTCTGTCCATCTTCCCATATTTTATTTTCACCCGATGGGATAAATGCCTTGGCTATTAATTTATAAGTCACCTTCCTATTATAGTCTTTTGTTTGTGCCTCATCTATAAACCCTTCATAATCTATGCCATCGAAATTGAACTTAATATACCCATGAGGGTTGGCAAGCAAAATAGCCATTTGTGCCGTTGTTATATATGATTCAAATTCGTATAATTCAGGGATAAACAAGGCATCTTCTGTTATTTCTGTGCCTTCTATGTCATCAAATTCATTTACTACCTCTGAATTTTGGTTAAAATAAGATATATTAGTTTTTTTCTTATTCTTTACAAATTTAATTAATTCCGTTGTCTTATATAGTGAAGGCTTAATAATCGATCCGTTTCTTATTAAATTTTCTCTTGCTGTTAATGCTATGTTATAGTACTGGTCTATATTGTCAATTCCAGCTGCGTCAAAATTACCCTGGATTGTTTGTACACCGTTTGTTTTTACCAAGAAAATATCATCATCTCTTTTAGTGTCTTCGCTTGATGTTGTATCGTATTGTTTTCTCCTTGTTATTTCTATACTGATTGAATCTAGATTATATTCAGTTCTTAAATCCTTTGTTTTTTTAATAGGTGTATTTACAGAATGCTCACTTTGTACATTGAATTCACTTGCCCCTGATAGATCTTCGTAATCACCCTCAGAAACAAACCCGGAAATTATTTTATTGAAATATCCATTCTCGTAAATAGTCGTTTTTAATTCCGCTACCTCTCCAATGTCGAATAATAACAAACTGCTATCATAAAATTCTCGTTTTGGTGCAATATAAAACCTGTCATTTACCCTGTCAAATCCTAAACCTAGGTTATGAGTAGCGTCAATAGTTTTGAATAAATCCCTCGTATTCACATTTATTGCCCTGTTTGCAAACTTCCTAAGTGCAAACCCATTTGTTATTACGATGTTTGAAGCATCCCCTATACTACCATAAGATTGGAATTCTGAATTAAGGTTTCCTAATATTTCTGAATAAAAAAGTTTAGACGTATCGGTTTCGCTTGTTGATAATTGGGCTAGCCTGGTAAACGCTTCGTGCAGGAAGAAACATTCTGCCGTAGTGTCGCCTATTGATGGTGAAATCTCAGTAAAATTAATATCAAAATTTGCAGTTCCTTGAACATACGCATTTCCTCCTGTCCATGGATCCGATATTGGAGCAAAATAAAGATAAAACCTAAATTTACCGCCAGCAGGGACTGTCCAGGTTTTATATGTTGTGTTAATTGCAGTTAGGATAAAATTAAAAGAAACATTACCGGCGAATGGATCAGGCGGGAATATTTGACTATATATTATCTCTTGGCTTGTAATATTATCATCAGAATCTATAGTGTCTGCATATATAGTTAAACTACACGATGATATAGTGCCAACTGAAACATTCATGCTATTTTCGTGTATCTGCCACGTATCCCCACCTGTAAAAATAGTTCTTGTTTCATCCGAGGTATTTTCATATATAGCTATAGGCCTATCGTCAGGTAATGGCTCGTCGGAAATCGTTAACCTATCCCCTATTTCGCTAATTTCCGTAGAATCTAGATAAAATGGTATATATTTAGGATCGGTATCGGCGGACCAGGCATTACCGATAGCTAAATAATCCCAATATTGTGAGCCAGCATTAAAAAAATCTTCTATAGCGTCAAACCTTGAAATAGTATCAACATTAAGATAAATATCGATTTTTTTAAATGTAATATCTTTCGATTGGTTGGCGAAATCGGTTACCGTCACATCATCGGTAGATACAATATCCCTTAAATTGTAGTTTATATTGTCACGTGTGAAAAACCGCTCTTCTTTATTATTGTCTATTGCTGAAATATCAACATATTCCCGTTCTAATGAATACTTATTAAAATTAAGTACACAATTATAAAAGGCATCATAATCATCTGTTTGCGGGTTGCGTTTTGTTATATATAATGAAACATCTGCATATAAGCCCTGCTCATCATAAGCAAGTTTAATCCACTCGCCACCGCCACCTGATTTCCTGTCAAACCGAAGGGATGTTAAAATTCGCGGGCGTATAGAATGATAAAACTCATTCCTTACAAAAGAAATACCGTATTCATCCCATCCTTCCGGTGAATCAACATATTCATCAAATGGCGTATCCCCATTATAAATTAACCTATATTTATATTCTTCGCTCATTGACGTAGATAAATATTTTTCTCCCTAATTAAAGAATTCTTTGCCCTGACCATTGATTCTATTCCTGCATCGGTTATATTGGTAATGTGTTCAGGCTTGTTCCGTATAGCTGATTCAATCCTTTTATTACTATTGATCATTTCATTTAGTTTTTCGGATTGGATTCCCCCTTTTAAAAGTAATTCGGTTTGAATGTTAGGGATAACATCGGAACCTTTTGGTAAATTCATTAATGTTGGTTTATCAGGAGAGAGCATAAACCCTTGCCCTGGTATGTTAATAAGTTCCCTGCTATGCCCTGACTTGCTGCCTATCTCATCACCAACTATACTAAGCCCTGAATCTGGTTTGTCTAATACACCGTCGGCAAATTTAGGTATAGGCTTAGCTATTATCGCTGCTACTTGTAAGGCCCCAGCGGCTGCAATTATTGCAGAAAGGACAGGAAAAGCTAATGTTTTGGTAACTGCTACGGCCGTATTTATTAAGGCGTTAAATATTGCCTGTGCTTTATCTGCTATTGCCTGTTTACGTTTGATACCAGCTGATTTTTTGGCGTATTTTTCTTCTATTTTTGCCTTTTTTTCTTCATTATCACCTGCTAGTCCTAATTCTTTCTCTTTTTGCGCTTCTATCTCTGAAATCTCACGCTCCCTAATAGATGACCCTAATTCAAATATACTATTAGCAAGATTAATCGATTCTGCCGTAATTGCTTCCCTGGCTTGTTTTTCTTTTTCTAAATTAGCAAGTTTGTTTTGTGTTACTTCATCATTTAGCCTTTTACTCTCTTCAGCTTGTGTTTTCTCTTCTTCAGCAGCTATATCATTATATTCTTGCTCAGTAAATAAAAAACCTTCCATAAATGCTACTTCGCTATCCATTAAGGCTTTTTTCTTATCTAATAATTGAGTTTGAAAGTTCAACCTTTCTTCTGCACTAAGGTTGCTTATTTGCAATAATCTTTCTTGCGTTGCTATTTCTATTTCTAAAATCCTAGATGCAAATACTTGTTCATTTATTTCTTTATTTAATAATAATTCTTTCTGGGAATTTATTGCAGTTTGGTTTTGTAATTCTATTTCTGCAATCCTATTAGTTGTTATTCTTTTATTTTTTTCTTCTTCTTCTTCTTCTTCTTTATTATTATTTTGAGTTATTATTTCTTGTTGTTTATTTAAAATATCTTCTATTTCATTAAATGCAATACCATATAATTCGCCGATACGCTTAAACTTATCTTTTGTATTGACAATTTCTTTTTCATTATTTTCAATTGTAGATTTTGCAAGAGAGTTAGTTATATTTATAGCTAATTCACTGCTTTTTATATTTGCGACATCAGCCTCAGTAGTTGCTATAATTCTATCTTGCTGTACTTTATCTAAGTTTATTTCATTTTGTACCAATGTTTCTTTGGCTCTTAACTCTTCTTTTATTATGTTGGTCATTTCCTCTTGAAATGCCTGTTGTATTAATTTTAACTTTAATTGTTTATTTATAGAAGCTTCAGCCCTTTCTATATCTTGTAATGTGCTTTTTTCTGTTAATAAATTTGGTAAATAAGCTTTATATTTTGTATTAATTGTTTCTATTAATTTTTTACGTGCTTCTTGTGATAGGTTAGTATTTCTAAGACTTGCAAAAAGAGTTGTTAGCTCCCTATTTTGAAGCCTATATAAATTCACCTCTTTTTCTTGTGGGGCTAATTTGTTTATTAAACTCTGTGACACCCTATTTATAAATGGGAGCAACTTCTTGCCTAGGTTTTCAGATACATCGCCTAACACATTTTTTAATTGGGTTAACCCACCCGAACCTGCTTTTGCTGCGGCTACTGCCTGACCACCAAAAGCATTTGATAAGCCTTTAGATAATGATTCTAAACGCTGGGTACTTCCTACAGTACCTTCTACCTGTATCCCATATCTGGAAAGTGCATTAGTGCTACTGCCTAATGTTTTGCTAACTAAATCAGCTGCCGCACTTAAATCCATGCCTTTTGCAGTAGCCAAATCTTGTACTAATGGAATAATCCTTTCTATTTGGTCACCTTCTTTTACGAATGCTGCTATTAATGCTTGTGCCTTTATTGTTTCTTCATCGCCAAATAAGGTCTCTTTTTGTAATTGCTGGGCTTGTTTTATTAATCTTTGTTGAACATCTTCCCTACCATCTAGTGCAACTAATAAACTTCTCTCTGCTTTTAATTGTTTATCTGCATTATTTATGGCATTTTTTATAAGATTATTAAACCCAGTTAATAATCTAGTTATGCCAAAAATGGCAGCCCCTGTTGCTAACATTTGGGTACCCATTTTTTTAAAAGCTCCAGTAAGCCCCCCAGAAGTACCTTTTAATCTACTTAGCTCTTTTTGTTGTGCCTTTAATGTTTGATTAAGCTTTTGCCCCTCTTTAGTCCTTAACCTTGCTATTTCAGCAGCTTGTTTTTGCGCCTTTGTATTTTGCTGTAAAGCTGTCTTATTACTTTGTAAGTCTTTTGTATTTTTATCGTTAATTGTAATTGATTTCGCTAATGTTGTATTTAGCTGGTTCTGTACCCTTATCCTCTCTTTTTCTAAAGCTGATAATTGCTGTGTATTGGCAGCGGTTTTTTTAATACTTTCACTTGCCTGGGAAAATGTTTGCTGTGTTTTCTTATTGGCATTAAGTACCTGTTGGGAGCTTTTGGTAACCTGTTCAAATCCTTTCACGAGGGATTGCAAAGACCTTTCAATCTCATTCAATGACTGTAAAACGGACTTGTCTATTAAATCACTACCTTTTATTGCTTTTCCCATTTTTTAAAGCCTTAATTTTATTGTTGGCACTGTTTACATTGGCTACCCATTTAGCTAATGTTATCTTATCTTCATCGATGTTTTTACCATTTAATGCATTCTCTAAGTCTACTAATGATTCTATGAATGTTGTTTTCTTTGTTTGTGGTGTTGACTTATCGCGTTCTGCACGTATATTAAGCTTTGTTTGCTCCATCAAGATCATTGACCTTAAACGCATTTGCTCATTATAAGTATTACCAGTTATATTAATGCCTTGTTCTTGTAGGTATTTAACAGCATTGTCCTGCCCTAATAACATAAGGTTGTAACATGCATTCATTAACATTATCTTATTATGGTCTATAAGATTAAACCTTATATCTATTAATTGGGTAACAAAACTATAACCCCCTGTGAGCTTATCGTATTCCGATATTAGCCCATCCCATATAGGCGCGAGCTTCTCAACAGGGTATTCAGGCAAATTATCTGTTTTTAATATATGCCTGTAATCACCTGTGTCTAAGGCTTTAAAGAATTTTTTAGCAAGTATCTCATCACAATCCCTATAAGGCTTATACCTCCGCAGGTTTATCTTGTGTATTATCTTCAGTTTTATCAACTTTAGATTTTGGCTTACTTGCTTTTTTATCCTCGCTAGGCTTAGGTACGGCAGTACTAATGGTCTTGATAAGCTTATTGTCTGCATCTCTTACTTCTATTATTTCTTTTTCTTTATTGGGTATTAATATCGCTTCGTATTGCGATGGACCGAACTTCGGCTGTATAAAACTATACCCTCCCAAAATCTTATACACAATAAATGACATGTTTTGCCCTGCTGCTTTAAGTGCTGCTAAACTTATCGTTCTTTCTAATTTATCTTGTAAGTTCATTTTTTACTTCATTTTGTATTTGTGGTAAAATTCTTTCTACTACTTCCGGTTTGTTTTTGTCCGTTATGCCGTATATATTAGATGAGTATTTTTCTTCTAAATCACCGGCTTTGGTATCATCAGAATGTATAAATGCACCACCGGAACCTTTTATTATATCAAACCCAGAATAAAAATCGCCTTCGAGTTTTAAGTCAGGAACTCCAAAGGGAGATTTTGAGCCTATTGACTTTTTGAATTTTTTATAATCATCAGATTGATACTCCGGGGTTATGTTCGAGCCTGTAGATAGCTTTCCCTCTTCGAGTTGTGAAGTGTTGAGGTCTATGATCTCTGCTTTATTTTCGATCATAGCCCCAACAATTATATCATTTAACTCGCTTTTAACACGTATAACATTATCTAACAGGCGGTTAAAAGGCATTACTATAATGTTTCAACCGGGCTCTTATACTTCGCTGTTGTTACTGGGATAACCTGCACGGAACCAGATGTAAGAGTTGCCGTTGTACATGTCACCACATAAGAACCTGAACTAGCCGGGGTTTCTGTAACACTATCAGGGGTAATAACTGCACCTGTTTGGTTTATGACCTCAAAGCTTGTTATTGTTAACCCACTTATAACTTCTGTCCTAGCTGCTCCACTAGCCAGAGGCCTAGCTGTATTAATATAAGATACCGCAGTTGTAAAAACATGGGTTGAAATGCTTCCTGAGCTAGTATATACCTTAAGCACACCATCTAAATTAAACGGCGACCATGCATCAGTATCTGCTAAAGTTGGATTAATGTAAATCCCATTAACATCCAATTCAGATAAATCACCTGAACTGATATCATAATCAAACATTGTATTAACCCCGGCGTCAGCACTTGCAGTAGGGAGCCTATTAAAATGCGAATACCCCAAAGTAAAGCCCCTAATAGTGCCATCAGTGTTTTTAGTGGCAATTATATTCCCTGAAAGATCAAATATAATCAGCTCCCAGCGTTGACCATTAAGGTTTTCGTAGGCAATTTGGTGCTGATCTAAAGGCAATTTGATCTTATACCTGGCACTTCTCTTGCCTTCGATCAATAAAGTCTTATCACCATAAGAAGTTTCTTCAAAAGTATTATCAGCATCTTGTACCTCAGTATCGATAACCTTCTGGATAATATACGCGGATTCCGCTGCTATCTTGGTATTCCATGTCGCTTCTGTTACTAAATCTGTTGCACTAGTAAAAGTAGTACCTGGAACCAAAAGAGCGAAACCTTTCGCCGCTGTAAATAATACCCTTTCATCGCAAGTAAGTGCGGGACCAAATCTGCTAGGGTTTACACATGTTAAAGCCATTTTATTAATTTTTAAAGTTAAACTTGTTTATTGTTCAATTATTTCTACTTCATCAATCTCTATATACCCGGTCTGCCCGGCTGACCTTGAGTTGTTAAATAATATTTGCATGCCATTATCTGCCGCGCCTGTAGTAAACTGGGCACTCAAATAAGGACCAGCATTACCTATATTACTATAAAATGTATCAGAAAAGCTTAAAGAATTAGTGATTAAATCAATAGTAATAGTCCTATCGCTTCTATATTTAAATGATAGTTTATAATTTGTACTTGGTTTAAAAAATATTGCTATGGCTGTTAATGATTCCCCAGAAGTACCTGCAGGATAATACACTTGTTGGGCGTTCCCGGTAAATCCGTTGCCTGTTACAATAGATGCTACAGAGTTAACTTGTGCTTGTATTGCCCAATGTTCAGCTATCCCGCCTACTGCGCCTGTCCAATCAGTAGTACCAGCAGCCCCACCGTTTCTAAACGTCTGTTGTTCAAAGTCATAACCTACTGTTCCTGAGTAGATAGACGTATCTACGTCTATGTCCCCTGAAGTACGGGCTATATTAGTAGTTAGCGTATAGGTTCCAGCAGGTGCCTCAGATGCTCCTGTAACCGTTAAACTACCCGATATATCATCTATAATACTGAAATCCCCTGTACCTAGCCCTGTTACGGGTACCCCGTCTTCTGTTGTTGTTACTTCTACGATTATTGCATTTGCACCATCGGCAATTTTTTGCGCTAAATACGTACCCCCGATCGTTACATCAATATCTAAATCGTATGGATCACTACCTGTATAAGTAGCATCGCTTATATCAATATCCCCGGTTGTCATATCTGCGCTTAAACTAGATAATTCATATCTTCCTGTAGATACTTCGCTAAATGCGCCTATACTTAAAGCCCCATTAGTATCATCCGTCACTGTGAAGTCACCAGTCAACAAGCCTGTGATTAAACTAGAATCTATATCAAGCCTTACGTCAAACCTTAGTTTTGTTGCTGAGTAATAAGTTATGTTTGATATACTAACCGCTGCATTAGTAAAAACATAAGTTTCAGAGCCATAATAAAGATCAGTATCGATTATTATTTCACCGTTGGTAATCCCTGGGGTAATGCTTGATAGTTGGTAAACCCCTGGGGTGCCTTCGATCAATCCGCCTATTGTTTGTGCCCCGGATACGTCATCTAGTTCTATATCAGATGTAGAAAGCCCCATGATCGGGCACCCAAAATTTTCATCTTTTACCGTAAATGTAATATTATCAGTGCTTGACGAGCTTACGCTTGTTATTGACACAAATATTACTTCGAGCCTATTTATAGGCCAATCGAATTTCTGTATTATCCCTTGTTCGTTAATCTGGTCAGAATCTTCTAACTCTATCCTAAGTGGGCTAAGTGCTGGGTTAATATCCCCTAATTTTATTTTACCGAAGTCTATTAAATTAGTACCAAGCCCTTTAATCTTCGTGCCATCGGGGCTATATGCATAAACATATCCATTTACATCAGAAAATATTATACTATATTGTTGTCCTGAGAAATTATTTAAAACCTTTATATAGTCTATTGGGAGGATGTATTCTAATATATACCTATACTTACCATTATAAGCTTTATATTCATAATCTAATTTGCTTAATTGGTAATTATCTTCTTCTAATTGCGGTATGGCCCTTTTAATAGCAAGTAAAGGAAATATATATCTATTTTTTATGCCTTGTATCCATGTATCTTGGTCTTGAAAATCTTCTAAATCGGTGAATTCAAAGTCAGTATTTATAAAAAAAGCAGATATAAACTGAGTATAATTGATCTTTCTCAATGCCCCCACCTGTAACCCGGTGCTAGTAGTTATATTTTTAGGATTACCTATCATGATGTGCAGGGCTCCAATTGCCTAATTACTTTTAATTCTGTAAAATCTATTTCTATAGCGTCAAGAAAATCATTAAATATTTTTCCTTGGCTCCCCTGAATCCCTACTTTGCCCCAGTATAACCTATCTGTTTTTGTATGCGTTAAGTCTTCGATTACTGTAACGTCTATTAAATTAGAATCTAAAATATTTTGTATTAATTCATCGTATATAGGGTATAGTATATTTTTAAATACATTCTCATATCTTTGCTTACTATTATAATTTTGTTCTGTGTAGTTTAGTATCAATATCTTAGGGGAAACTGTGTAGAAATATGCAAAGCTATCATGTGTTTCGGTAAAGTCCTGCATCAATGCAATCAATGGGTATCTTTTGTATCTAAATTCAGGTGATTTGGCTTTCTGTGTCAAAACATTATTAATATCTAACGGGTGCCCATAGAGATAATAAGGCAGTACATTATTAGTGTCGTAATCTGCCCTTACATCGCATACTATCTCTTCAAATACATCTACTAAATATTTGCTGTCTGTCATATCCCGAAGCTATTTTGTTCGTATAATGGGTTAAATATCCAATTAGTATAGTCTGTTTTATTAGCCAATAAAAAATTATAAGCACTAGGTGTGTCGTTAAAATGCACGTAGTTATCTAAATTCAAGAAAAAATACTTCTGGTCCCATGTTTTACTGTTCGTATATATACTATCTGAAAAATAAGGGTTATAAGGGAATATATAATTATCATCATATTTTGTAGGAGTTTTACCATACAATTCTATCATTAAATTCCATATAGTACTTAACTTATATCCATAAGGTATTACCTGAGAATTTTCATTAATAGGCATTGTTTGTGAATTCCCTGAGTAGTTTGTGTCAAAGTCTTTTCGATATTTATAGTATACATAATAACTTATCAATGAAACCATATCATCGTTTCTTAACCCCTCCCATTTAGTATTAATTGTTTCTCCGCCATACTCAAATGAAAACTCGGCACCATCTACTAAATCAGTAAACTTTTGTGTTTGTGGGTTTCCTAATGAATCTAAATCCGCCATTAATTCCTTCCAAAGCTGGTATCCCAACAAGCTTTTAAGTATTTCTTTTTGATACCTAATTATTGCAGCGTCTAATGTCCCAGGATTGTAATCATCCACAGGGATATTAATTTCATTAACAAAATATGTAATGTCTATAAAATTCATTTAGTAGATAATTTCATCTTTAATTCTTTTGTTTCCCTCTCCCCTATATCTTTATACTCTTTTAGTTCAATAGCTTCTTTTGCCTTTTTCTTAAGTAGCCTTTTGGTTATTATGTTTTTTCTTGTAATCATTAGTTTTTTAATATGGGAGGGGCTGCCCCCTCCCTTATGGTTTACCATTAATTAGTTTTAGTATAAATATAAATCCTGGGTACTGTTACTGCCGTACCAGATTGGATATATATATATTTCAAATATGGGGCATTAAAATTATCAAAAGTAATAGATTCAGTATCAAGTATATCAGTGGTTACTGACGCTACAGTTATACTGTCTGCTAAAGCTGTTACTTCATAATTTACACCATCTATTGACTTGTATGTTTTTAACTTACCACCAGCAGTACCTGACACATGATCAAGATATATTTTACTCCAAAAATCTTGTGTCTCATTACCCTTTACCCTGATAACATAAGTTAAAGTGTCTGTGTTTGTAAGAGTATCCGATGTAGTACCCCCGATATATTTATATACAGGTTTTGTTATATAGCCATTCGGTGCTACCTCTGTTGGACTTGTTTGGGGCTTGACTGCTAAGAGTATAGCAAACAACCCGATCATAATAATTATTGCTCTTTTCATTTTAATCTATTTTTACTGTTTTTTCTTTATAATACTTTGCTTGTTTAGATTTAACTAAATCATCAGCAATATTGACATCTAAATTTTTAATGTCACCTTTTACCAATCCTATAGGATCGTCTTTAATTATTTCTACTTTAATTTTAGTCATAATTTATTTTTTAAGGCGTATTATCAATTGCAGCTAAAGCAGTTGTAATATTAGATACATAATTAAATGCGCCAGTATCAACAGATCGGATTAATAGAGCAAGCCTTCTACGTGCTTTAATTGTTACTAAATCTTTAGAAAAATCATCGGCGTCGTAACCTATTTCAAGCTGTAAATCATCACTTGAATAAACAGTACCACGGGTAAAGTCACCAACATACATTGTATTGGCAGTAATCCCTGAGTTAACAACAACCCTCATGCCATCGACTACTATATCACCGTTTTGTGTAGGTACAACAAAAGAAGGAATGACATAATTATTATCGCCATCTTTTTTAAGCTTCATCCTTACGGCATCAGCTTGGTTCATTAATACGCCTGTAGGCATGAATGAAGTGGCTGTCTGGATAATAGCTGACTGAATGGCAATAAGATCGTAAATACTAGCATCTTGAATAGTGCCAGCATAAGAACCAGCAGCAAAAGCAGTAGCAGACTGTACAAGACCTACTAAGTTAGGAGGTGTAGAATTACCAGAAAGTAACTGGGCATCAACCTCAAGGGCGACATTTCTAAGTAGATAGTTGTTAATTTCGCTATTAACAAAATCAACGTCGTCCATCATTTCCCTAGTAACTTTAATAGAGTTCCCAACTTTTTGAATGGGTATACTAGCCTCAATCCATGTAATGTTAGAGCCAGGAGATGCATTTCCTTCAGTTATTGAAGCTGCATTGTCTGTAAGTGTTTGCTGGTCTGTATATCTAATTACACCATGGTTGTTAGGAGAAACCCGCCCGGCTGTAAACAGTTCTTCAAGATATATTTTTCTACGCTGTACTTGTCCTACGCCTGGCACCCTAAATGCCATTGTATCGCTTGTAATATTTGATCTTGGAACAGTAGCTTTCAAATTAAGTACTAAACCATGGCTTTGTTTGTCAAGGTTTTTAAAGTTTGCCAAATCTTCAGCTTTTTCCCGTAAGCTAGTTTCAATAGCTTCGTGAATAGATATAGATTTAGTATCCTTCATTTCTTGCCTTTTAGCAATTTCAGTACCTTGGGCTTTTACTATTTCTTCAAGCTCGCCCATAGATTTCTTAATCTCATCGGTGCCTATTCTATCGACCGATTTTTGTATTTCTTCAAACCTTTTTTCAATATCATCCTGAGATACGTATTGATCGAGAGTTTTTTTAAAAGATTCTACCTCAGCTTTTACCGTAGTTATGTCCGGTTCTATTGCTGCTTTTGCTTGCTCTCCAACTTTATCGAGCAAAGCCTTTTTTTCATCTTCGTTCATTTTAAATTATTTTAAATTCATTTATTAATTCTTTAAATGTTTTTTCCTGTCGAGTATCCATATCAGAAGTTTTTAATATTTCTTTTATAGACGGTTCGGCATAAAACATATCTGTTATTATTTGTTTTATTTGTAGTAATTGTAATTCAAAATCCTTCATTGTGTCATCAGATGCAGAGCCGCTTTTAAGTTGGGATTTTAATACGTCTATTCTAGAAAACAAATCCAATAAAACAACTTCTTTATTTTTTGATTTAATCCCAACTGTATTGGTTAATTCATTTGAACCAAAAGGAACAGCAGAAGCTTCAAAAAGCTCAATCTGTTTTACAACAAAAAAGAACCCAGTATCTTCAGCTTCTTGTTTATTTATAATTTGAGAAATATATTCATCAAATCTTTTTCTTTCATCCTCATTATTGGATTCTTTATCTGCTAATGCTATATCCCTATATCTAAATCCTATAGAATGGTTATCTAATATACCCTCTTGGTATTTTATAAGCACATCATCCCCATCAGTACCTTTAGTTATTTTAGATTCAAAAAACAAAACATCATTCCCATTTATATTCCTTTCATCAATCAATAATGGTTTACCTATCATATCCCTAGTAGATAGTTTATGATCCCTTAAATGTTTTATTTTTGCCGCTGCTTGTGAAAGTGGACCACGGTCATTTATTGACTTCAACGCTACCCCTGGGATCAATACATCTAAGTCCTTGTCCATAAACATATATGTATTAGCAATGAACTGGACTATCCTTTTATTTAAGTCAACATCTTTAACCTGCAAGTCCAATCCTGAACTTTTAACAGGATAATACATGTTAAGTTTATCTTTTACTGACAGTTTCATATCTTTATTTTTTGTTGTTCATTGGTGTTGGTATATAATGTCCTATTAGTTATTATAGCAATTTGTTCCGGAGTTAAATCCCATATCCTTTTTCCTCCTATTTCAGTGTCTGAAGGCAATCCCACACCTGTCAACCAATTATCATATATTATTGCCCCTTTAAGGAACATATCCATTAACCGGGCAGAATCTTTGCTCGTTACGTCTGCTGATTCATTCTTGTCTGATTGTAATACTGGGAGATGGTCGTAAGTACCTTTGATAATTACCCCACTATCGCCCATCTTAAGGAAATTATTAAACCCTGTTAACCAGTCTTTAGCTTCTGGGATTGTAGTATCCTGGTACATCCTACGTACTGAAGCTTCTTGATTTTCAAACGTTGCTCCAGAGAAATACGTCTTAAGCAATACCTCAGGTACGCCAAATTGATTAGCAATGTAAATAGCATCTGAAGATATTTCTTCGAGTAGCATTAAATCCTTTATTGGGGGCACTGTACTCTGCCATTTTAAAGCTATTGGGTTAATCATCTGTTGATATTGATGTTCTAATGTCCCGTATTTTTCAAATGCCTTTTGTGCTTTTTTTATTTCTAGCTCACTTAATGGCACTGAACCAATCTGATCTTTAGCATCACTTACCCATGCGCCTATTGCACCTCGTTTACGGATAATAACATTACGGCTTTCCAGTGCTGCATCGATGTTTGATATAGGGCGGGCTAAAGTTTTCAGCAAAGATTCGCCCTGCGTAAAGGTATTATCCATTTTAAGGTTAGGATAGTTCCTGTGAAATATTTGATTTGTATTAATGTCACGTTGTTTGGCGTCGACCGTTAATACAAATTTTGATATAATTTCAGTTTTTTCTGTTGCCTCTAACCATTTACCAGTCAACACAGGGGCTAATAGATAAGGCGGTATGTTATTTATAGCGTTTACATCTTCATAAGTAAACCTATCTTCGTAGCCTTTTGGTACCGCCGCATAGTCGTATGAATTACCGAATACATCCTGGTTAATGCTTGAAAACTTCAGCCATTCCCATGTACTTTGTAGTGGGTTAGGGCTGGCTAATAAATTTATTAGCCTTTCAAATTCCTTAAACCGTTTGTGCCCTTTGATTATTTCTTCATTTGTATCTACTTCTACAAGGGTAAACTTCATATTAGCGAAGAACCTGGCACGTAAAGAAATAACAGCGTTGACTATGGGGTTACATTCAAAGGCTCGGATGTAATGTGAGAACTCTGTGAACAGTTGCCAAACTGGCTGGTCTTTGGTTATGTATGTTGAATAGTATCCGTAAGAGGAAGATTTGCCCCTTAATTTATTAAGTTTCTTTCCTAAACTGAATAATTTCATCTATTGATATAGTAATTACTATTCAAAGATAAAATATATTATCCACAATTTAGAATCATTCTAAATAACAACCTATTAATCGGCGTTAAAAAGACATTCCCCTTTTATCTTGTTTGATTATATAGGTATTGAAATATATAATGTAATTGTAATAATCTTCTATGTATGTACCATCTTTAATACGTTTATCCCTCCATCGTTGCAATCTCTTATATTGGATACCTATTATTCTAGCAGCTTCGGCAATACAACACACTGTTGATTTGTTTGTTTTCTTATGTATTACTGTTACATTCATTATTAGCCTTGATATTATTATTTAATAAATAATTTAAGTTAGAAAATTCCTTCTTATTATAAAAGCCAGACCTGCCAATGCGTCCGGGGCATCATCATTCGACCGGCTTGTTTTCATTACTCGTTTAGTCTGGCTGATAAACTTCTCATACTCTGGGTTTGAATGGTTCTTTTTGAAATAAAAGTTGTCCATTATAAACCCGCTCTGCGTAAATATACGGCTCATCTTATTGGCTGTATTAAATAGCCCCCTTATGGTGCAGTTAGTTTGGTTTCTTAGGTTCTTAACTAACAATCCACCTTCTTTATTGGTTTCTATATGAAGGTTGTCTATATTGTATTTGTCAATCATTGACAATAATAAAGGTGTATTAGTATCTAAGTTATACTGGTTAAAAATAACATCAATTATATAAACCTTTCCTGCTATTAGTTTAGCTATTGGCATTGCATAGTAATCAGTTCCCTCGTCTGCCGTGTCTGCATAGGCTATTATGTTTCCTTCATTATCATTTAGTTCATCGTAGTATTTAATCTCAGGAAATACCAATCCCTCTAATGGCTGGGGGTCTTGCATATACTCAGAGTTCCATATAAAAGAATCTATGTCTTTTTTAATATCTAGGTATTCCTGAGTACTTTTAACATCATCGCAAAATGTCGCGCCTTCGTCATTTAATGCCGGAACTGTTATTATTTTATCGTATTTGCCTTTTTTTATGTTAGTGCCTATTACGTCACATTCGCCCCACCTTGTGCCCATGTCTATTATAGGGCAATCATTCTCCTGTCTGGAACCATGGGCAGAATCATACCAAAATAATATCTTATCGTTTATAGTCTCGCTGAAATAATCGTTATGATCCTTATATAAATCATCTGTTATAGCCACCAAAGAGGCACCGAAACCAATAATAGTGCCCCCTACGCCGTTTCCGAAATAAGTAACCTGCTTGGCTGTCTTTACATTCCATCCTGTTACCGCTGTTTTATCGTTCGATAACTCTATATATGGAAACACATTTTTAAACTTACCCGATTTTACTATATCCCTTGTATCGTAAGAGAATTTATTATATAACGTTGCAGTGCAGCAATTACGCATCACAGACCCTTCGGGGTTATTACCTATAACCCACGCTGCAAATAAAGATATAATATATGATTTTCCCGATCTGGGGGGTAACGATACAGCTAACGAGTGTATTTTTTTATCTGATATATTTTGTAATGCTTCTGCTATTTGATAAAGGAACGGTCTTTTTATCCTAAAAAATTCATAATCATAGTAACAACAAAATGCCCAAAAATTTATACGCGCCGGCTGTATTAAAATATCAAGGCTTGATTTCATCTATAATCTTTTGCAGTTGATCATCTGTAAGGGTAATTTCTTTAGTTTGTTTTAATTCTCCAGATAAATCTAAAGAAGTGCGGTCACCATATTTTTTTGGCTTCTTTTTACCTGCAATCCATTTGAGGTTATCCGCAATTACCCTAGCTGATTGCGGGTCTATTTTTTTAGACCTTATTTCTGCGTTTAAATCCTCTATCCTATCAGCGTCTAAGTCGCTTGAATCCTCGCGCGCATGCGCGTAATTGTTGAAAAATATTGCGTCATAATTTTCGTGGTTTTCGTTTAGCCATGTATATACTATTGATCTATCTGGTATAGTTCTGCCTTCATCTTGTAATTTATCTTCATCTAAGATACTTTTTAGGCTTTTACCTTCATAGATACCTTGTATTATTGTTTCTTTAGCTTTTTCTATTTGTTCTTTAGTGTATGTCATTGCTTTTTATTTAAGAAAGGCTCATTATCTTTTGTTGCTGGCATTTTTAATCAATATTTCTCAGGTTCTGTAATAATCCTTTATCAGATATTGTCGTTGTTACTTCTTTATTTGGGTTTAGTTCAGCTATTTCATTAAAACACTTCTCGGCACATCTTATATGATATAAATATTTTTCAGATAATTTTCTTAGCTTTTGCAAGCTATCGGTTATTTCGGTTATTTGTATTTTACTTTGTTTGTTCATCTTTAGCTTTTTCTTTATAATATTACTCAAATATTTAACAACCGCAATATAGTGAATTAATTAGTTAATTGCAAATATTTATGATTTGGGATATAATGATTATGATCATGATCATTATAAAAAATCTAGTCCAAAGTCTAGTCCATAACTTACCTTTATATTCAGCTATATATCCCATTTCTTTATATGTTTCGCAGATTTTATATAAAAGCTTTATTTTTAGACAACTAGCTTTTATCCTTCTTTGTTTAGGTTCTTTTTCATTGTCTAATATACTTGAAAGAAACACTTTTCTTATCATTAATGTTTTTAGATATTTTTTTAGTTGTCTGTATCGTTTTGTTTTGTTCATGGTTTATTATTCTAGAACATTATACCCTATTTAGTTATTTTAATATCAATCCTATCATCGTATTTAAAGAACTCAAATGACTTTTTATCGTTGTGGTGTATTGCTTTAATACTGAAACTATATTGTTGTTTGTCTTCCATGGTTCCTACTCTGCATTGACCTTTTAGAAAAAAATATTTTATCCTTGTTTTTATTGGCACGCATTTTATGTTTAAATCCCATCCTATACCTATTCATGACGTGTTTTGGGCTTAAACGATAGCATAGTCTATTAAATTTAATAGCATCTAATCTTTCCCATAATTCAATATCAGTACCTGGTTTCTCAATTCTGTCGTCATACTTGTCTGTAATAACCCCTATCTCTTTAAGTATATCATATGTAAATGAAATTTTACTACATGAGTAATAAACCCATCGTAAATAACCTGTTTTTTTTAAATCGAGTAATTGCTGTACGCTAGACATATTATATTTGCCGAAATCTAATATCGATTTATATGATAATATACGTAACAATACTACATCCATATCAATTGTTTTATACTTCATGTTTATCATCTGTTTTTGAAAACTTTTTATTTAAATATAATTGCATTATCTCTGTGTAGATAAACAAAAGTAATGCAAAAATTAAAGTGTAAATCCCAGTTTCTTTATAAATGCCAACGCATATCCATGCGCATAATCCCCATCTAGCAGATGTTTGTATTTTTTTTATTAATTTAGCTCTTTTCATCTTACAAATTTTATCTGTCCAAATACCCATTGGTTTTCTATGGTTAATATAGTATCCGAGACATTAAATACCTGATTGTAATCATAAAGCCTAAACTTCTGTGTTCCCTGGGCGTTCTCAACTATTAGCTTATGGGGATTTACTTCTTCCAATACAAAAAAAGCTTGTGTTTTGTTGTATAAAATGTAGTTGCTGTGTATTCCTTCTTTCATCGCCCCGCAGGAAGATAAAAGGATAATTGCGGTAATTGTTAGTAGTGTTTTCATAATATAGTAGTTTTGTTTACATTAAAATTACGAAACATTATTTACAATTCCTAATTAAATAGTATATAATAAAACATAATAAAAGGTATTGACCAAACCAGTGCCCCGAATACTAACACGCCTAATTTATCAATAAACAGGTAATTCCTTGCGGACATTATGTAATATGCCGTGTATAAGAAGCATAATATAGGTATTAAGATTAAGATTTTCATATTAGCTGGTTAATTGTTCAAGTTCTTTTTTTAAATATCTTAATGCTTGCAATAGCCGGGTTTTTTGGGCACAACCTTTGCAATTTCTTAGCGCGTTGTTCTTTACTTCTATTTCGTATAAGACTTCTTTTAATCTAGTCATTTTTATAAGCTTTGTTCCGGTAGAAATCCTTAAGTTCTGAACTTACAATATGTTGTTTTAGCAATTCCTCAAAAGTATCTTCAAGTCGTTTGTATTTACAAAATTCGCAGGAATCGTATAAACCATATTCCTCATCTTCCTGGATGACTTTTTTTATTAGCTCTTTTTGGTGTTCTTTATCTAGTTCACTCATGGCAAATGTTCCGAATCCTTTGTTTACACTGACTGACTTATAGGATAGTCGTAATTTCGGTCATTATTTTCAAACTGGCATATCCCGCAAATTTTCCATCCATCAACTTCAATATAGCCCTTCCCATTAAATGACCTTCCGCATTTATCGCAACAACTAGTATCTATTCCCATCATAAAATTAAGTTTAATGGTTAAATATATAATTAAGCATTAATATAATACCGATTATAAATAATGTTATCCCAAATAATAAATAGCCTATATTTTTGTCTTTTATTTTCATTTCTTTGGCATTAGTTTTTTCCAATTAATGAAATTCTTTTTAAACTCATCAACTTTTTTAGTGTCATTTGGGTCATAAGCAAATTGGCACCAGGCACCATTTCCCCGCTGTACACTGTAAAGCTTTTTTTTATTAGGCAGCTCATTGGATACCTCCGTGGTTATAAAAATTGGTTTTTGTATTTTAAAATAATCTGCCATTAAAAGTAAAGGTTATTAGTTCACTTATGTATTCAATATTTTAAAATAAAGGGTGTATCCCACGCCATCTCTCAATTAAAACATAAACCGATACACCCTTTATACGTAATTATAGGACTTCTCCGGTTACTATATTATGGCAGCTACTTCGCAAGGCTTTTAAGAATTTCGGAAAAATGGATATTTCAAGCCCATTATTCTCACCCATTAGTATAATTACGATTAGTATTTTAAAGAACTTAGTTCAAATTAATTTCGATGTGTATCCTATTACGGCCTTCTTTTAAAAACAAAGGGGGCTACACATATCTTAATACCCCCTTTGCCTATACATTATGAAAACATCAATACAATTATAGTCTTTTTAAAAGACTTATGCAAATTAAATCCTTGTTTTTATCTGTAACCTATACGGAACAATTAATCTTTTCCCATTTTTCATGAATAGAAATTCATCCCCAGGGTGTAGTTTTATATGATACTCGCACTTTAATACCATGCATTCCCTTATTATTGGGCGGTATTTCCCTGCCCTTGAAAACCGGTTATACATCCACATAGCTTGTATATGGGTTTTAAATACAAGTGTATAGTCATAGGTTGGGTTTCCGTCTATGAACTCAAGTTTTTTGGTGTGTTACTGCGCTTTGTGCGCTTATACTCCCCAGTGCTGCCCCAAGAAGTAGTATTAATAGTAGTCTTTTCATGTTAATTTAAATATTCTTTAAATAATTCAATCGCAAATATTACCCAAGCCGCGTAAATCACTAAATATTCCACTTTCCGGGTTATATCCTTATCCTTTTTTACCAGCCAGTTAATTATAGGGACCAAACATAACCCCATTATCACACAATACCAAAGATTAATAAATACCAACCCAAGCACAAAAATACTTATAGGGATAAAAGCAAAGAAAACATGTACAACATGCTGTATGGGCAATTCCTTGAGGTTTTTATTATACCCTGTTATTATCCCAATGCAAAACAATAAGCCAGCCGCTATTGTGATTAAATAAGTCTGTGCAATATAAGCCACCGGAAAACAAATACCGAAAGTAATAAAAAAATGGGTGTAAAATTGTTTCCCGTCATCCCTGAAGTTTTTGGCACTCATTGAAATACTTGACCGCAAGCCATATTTTGTTTTACAAAACCAACGGTACCATAAGACAATAATAATGCTCATGATTAGCAATCCTATTTTTAATAAAAGTTCTTTCATTTATTATAGTTTTAGTTAATACATTCTATTCCCTGAGAACAAGAACACAATAAGCCCTATGATTAATATTATCGTTAAGACTAATTCTATTGTTCTATATAGGTTTTCATTCATTAGTTGTCAAATAATAACGGTTCAAACAAAAATAGTAAATCTTTAGGCATTAATACACTAACAGGCTTTTCTTTTGACTTTATTGATTCCATTACCCTAATCCTTTCGGTAAGTCCTATATAATCAGAATAATCTTGGTTTATTGGTTTGCCACCATTCCTTGAGGCAATCCATGCGCTTACTTGTGTTATTTTAAGAAGTTCCATGATTAAAAGATTTTAGCCCGTCCGATTTTAGAATAATTAAAATAAGAGAATGCTTTTGCAGCCTCCCAAAATTTGGCGTTATCTTCAGCATGTTTTTTAATTAATGCCTGGTTGCCTGTCTTTAGTTGTTCAATTTTAGCTTTCATTTTATTAAGTTTTAAATGTTCTTTATCTGATTGTTGTAGTGCATTAGCTTGCCAACGCACTTATCTTTTGCCCGTACTTTTTAAGCTTCTTCTTTAGATAAGGTTTAAGCGGTTCATAATCATTCTTACTTTCTATCCAACGCCTATCGCACCCCTCACTATTCCAAAGCATTATATCACCAAACCCTATCACATCTACGAAGCCTGTACACATATAGTACCATTGCTCTTCGTTTTCACCGTGCTTGTCGTACATCTCTTGGTTTAAATCTTCTACTAATTTTAAGTAATCCATCGCTCAAAAACGCACTACAACAATAAATATAAAACAGTGGGGTTGCAGTGCTTAATTTACCCTTTCTGCTTTGGTTTAACTTCAATTTTATTTGGTTGGTAGGTGTTTCAAATCCCCACCGATTTCATATTATCAACGTTAACGACAATTTGCCACCGCTTTAAAAGCTTCTGCAACTTCATTTGTTGTCATTCTGCAAGCTTCAACCATTTCACCCATTTTTTTAATTCCTTCTTTTATTTCTTCATCCGTCATATCAGAAACACCATGACCCCAAAATGCTAATTCAGATCTAAATCTTGCTATATATATCTGCTCTTTTTTGCCCTCGCTTAAAAATCGCATAGCAATGGATAAAATACATCGCTTATTTAGTAGGTAATTTAAAAGTGTTTTCATTTTATTAAGTTTTAGACTAATATACGAATAATTTATTAAAATGTTGCTGTTAATTAAGTTTTTAAATGTTCTTTATATTGGTGTTAGCGGTAATACTAAGAAGGCAACCGCACACTAAATATTTTAAGTTCAAAATGTTTTTCTGGATAGTATTTTTTATTACTTTCTTTTGTTCTTTCAATACTATTTGCCACCCAATCATAATTTGTTGACATATAAATCAAAACCCATCTGCTTTCTATCTTTGCATCAATATCTTTTTGCATAAGCATAAAGTGTTCTACTGTTTCAGGCTCAATCTCTTTTACCTCGTATAATTTCAATTTTGTTATCATAATCTTTAAGTATTTTTAGTTATCACCACCCAAATTCGGTTCATCATTAAAAGGCGGCATTTTTACCATTATTGCGTTGGCTTGCATATACCCTTCATAATTAGCGATGTTGTTTTGCCTTATCTCAGCGATTGAATCTTGAACATTTAAAGAATCAATCCTTTGTTTAAGATAATGCTCCAAAAGTATACAATCATTCACTATTTTTTCGGCTTTTTCAGTCGACCGGAGTAAATCCATCCTTTGCGTTTCGTACATGTAGTTTTCTTCTTTAAGCCCTCTAATTATTATTACTTGAATTATTATTACCATCACCATGGCCATGAATAAAACAATCCTTATGGCTGGTAATTCTGATTTAATCGTTTCATATAATTCCATGTTTTTTGTTTAGGTTAATAATTCCGGTCACTATCCGGGTGTTTTAGTTATTATTTACTGGTTTTCCTTCAAAATATTTTATACCCTTGATTGTGGAATGCCCTGCGTACTTGATTGTGGAATACCCTGCGTACTCGATTGTGGAATGCCCTGCGTCCTTGATTGTGGAATGCCCTGCGTACTTGATTGTGGAATACCCTGCGTACTCGATTGTGGAATGCCCTGCGTC